GGAAGATAGTAGTGCCGCTTAGATGCAAGTCTTTCCATTTTTTAGTAGCTGTACCAAGATCGTATGTTTCGTCAGTGGCAGGTACAAAATCTCTGCCAACGGCATCAAAGTTATTGTCTATTAAGGTTTGTACTTCGGTAGCATCTTGATAATCTGCTTGAATATTGGCTAAAGTTTGACCACCAAGTGTTTCAGCATCTACATTTAAATTATTGATAAAGCCTATATCAACTCTAGTATCGATAGCTGAATTTGCTCGAGCGGTCGTAAAGTATAAGTTAGTTGGACCTGCACCGCCATTAGATTGCGCAGAATCTTCAAGAACATTGTCAGTCGTAAAGCCAGTTATCGCATCAATAGCTGCATCAAGTGCATCCAGTCTTACATCTCGAGGAGCAATGTCTCGCGCAAAACTTGAATCAAAATTAGAATCAATTTGTATAGGAGTTAAAAACAGATTTAAAGCACGATCAGAATCTAATCCACCGGTTTGTCGTTGTTGGACATAATCACTATCGATATAAGCTGTTACGTCTGCAGAGTCTAGTGAAATTCTTACCATACGGGCAGAATCAAGAAATCCTCGGGCGAACATTGTTTGAATAGCAGTATTAGAATCTAATAGCGCAGTTCCTAAACCACGAATTCCTAAGACATAGTCTCTATCTGCCACATTTTTAATATCGCTAATTAAAGATAATGTACCTGTGCTATCTGGTATGGTAACAACATTAATTTGTGTAGGATCTGCAGGAACAAGGCGAGTGACAGTCGTAAATGAATCTTTAGTAGCTCCATCAAAAAGAATGCCATCGCCACCAAAACCAATACCGTTACTATTAACACTTGCTAAATTTAGCTGCAGTGATAAAGCAGTAATATTAGAATAGATTTCAGTAAAGTTAGCATTGATTTTAGTAGCACCAGTTCGAAGATCGTCACCGAGACCATCGTTACCAACTGTACCTGTATTTACTATTTGTTGTGCCATTTTTTTCCTACAAATCGATTATTCTTATTTATATAAGTTGATCTAATTAATTAGACATTTGACGGTAGTTTATTATCTACGTGGTAGCCGCGCGCTACGTAATCTTCTTCGATATATATTCTTCTATATGTATCGAACTTTCTCATATCATATGTTTCAAAACTATTATCAAACGTAATAGCCACACTCGCAGAATCAAGGTTGTCATAAGTTACACCCCAATCCGACCATTCTTTAAGATTCTTATAAACACCCATAACATCTTGAATTGTTGGATATAGTTTACTACCGACTGCAACTGCAGCATCAGAATCTGCAAACATATTAATAAGTCGATATGGATTTGTTCTAAACTGCGGATCATTAATAAGAAACTTATTTTGAATAAGAGCTTTAGGTCCATAACTAGTGTTATTAAGATGAGATACTTCGCCCTGAGCTTGAGGTGGACTATGAATTTGAATTGCTGCAGCGCTATCAATAACAAAGAAAATATTTTTAAATGGATCTGGTATAGATTCATCAGTCACCATTTTAATAGTATCTATGCCTTCAATAGATACCTCATTTGCAAGATGGAACCCAGTAGGATGAACATACTTTCTCCATAATTGTTCCCAGTCTTTAAATGATAAAGGACCTTTGATAAGAATAGAAAATATTTGATATACGCCACCGTCTTGAATTCTTTTATTGTATTCAGTACCAATAAAAGATTCGCCTACATTAAATAATTCATCTTTAGGAAATTTAATTTCGACTTCAGCATCAAAGAAAGCTCTAAAGAAACCTTCACCAGAATATTGAGATCCCTTAACTCTAAAAAAATTACCAAAGTTTCGTATAGCTTCGCGCGGAAACTTAAATCGACCAGCTGATATTCCAAGGGCAAGGGTATCAAACATTTGATCAAGACGAGCTAAGCTTGCATCTTCAACATCTTTAATTGTATTAAGTTCGTGTATAATCCCATCAAAGTTAGTGTCTGAATCTAAAAACTCGTAGTAACCTTCTAGAAATGTAACTAAATTAGGATAGTCTTCGAGGAAATATTCAGGTAATACTTCATCTATAAGACCACGTCTAAAATTGATAGCAATCCTATCGTAATGTTTTTGGGATTCGTTAGATGCCATTAGTTATCAACTTCAAGTGTCGTTGTTTGTCTATCAATAATTGCAGATGCAGAAGAATTATTAGGATCAAGGCCAAGAACATAGTTACGTAACGGTTTTACAAAGCTTTGATTCTCTGGATAAACAGATACTTTAATATAGTTATATCCAAATAAAAGCTTTTGTGGATTAAATCCAATAACAGATACTACGCCTGTCGCAGCGTTATATTGGCCAACGTTATCTGCAAGTACATTACCAGAAAGATCATATATTTGCAACTTTGTATCGCTTAATTTATTACGTAGCTGAGCAACTACTCCTCTAAATTGGAATGTGTCACTAATTATTTGTGCTTCAACATCATCGGGATCTGCGATTCGCATTGGGAATTTAAGTTGATGAGATGTAACTTGACCTATTGTAGGAACAAATCTTAGTTGCGCTCGCACATCAGATCGTGATGATAAGATTGCAGCACTAAATGCATCGATTTCTGTGAGCATGTTTGATCTGCGAAAAACAGCATCAAACGTTCCTAGATTATTTGCAAAATAACTAGTTTGAAAATTGTATATATCTTGTTCTACTGAAGCTAAAGTTCTTCCAGTTAACGCAGGGTCAAAGTTAAATACAGTATTTAATTCTAAAAATACTTCAATAGGTTCAACAAACTTAGTGGTAATAGACATCACTGATAGATTGTCTGTAAAGTTATTTACAATACTATTTTCTATTTGTGTCTTTGTACTTTGCGGTGTTCCACTGCTATATTTAATAGAAACGTAGGCTGCGCCATAATCAATTGGTACGTTTTGATCTCCACTCCATACAGTTACATCTTGAATATCTGTATAATTACTTTGTATTGTAGCTTTGTAATCGAGAGATGTAACTAGACGTTGTTGCGTAGCATATGCAAATGGTGCTAAGTTTTTAATTGATTCGATCGATTGCTTTTCAGCACCACCAGTTGATACTGAAACTGTTACGCAAGATGTAGGATATACAACTCCTAATACATTAACAGTGCTAGTAGGTGTAAATACTGCGCCATCATTACCAGTTGGTCCACCAGATGAAAGATATGTGATGACAATTTTATTACCAGGTTCTGGTGATTTACCAAAAGAAATACCATCACCAAAGTTTACTTCGAAGTATCCGTTAGGTGATTCACGAATAGTAAATAATTCAGAATCAGGTGTAATGCGAACTGCATCTTTTACTGGTGAATAGCTAGTAAAGTTTGACGAACTTGCAGTGTCGTATACCTCAATAATTGCTGTAGATTTATCCATGTTTTCGTCAGGTATAACATAGATCTGACGTTCTTCTTTTTCTCCTACAAGAAATGTTTTTGTCATTTCTTTACCTTCAAACACTGGAATATCAGTTGATCCAGCAGAAGTTTCAAGAGTATAATTTCCAGTGCCATCATCTCTAGCCGTATACGTTTCTAATGTTCTAAACGTATATGAGATACTATCAATTTGTGTACTAAATGTTAATCCGCGAGGAACTAAAACTGTAGTTGGCCTATTCGTAACACCAGTTAGGTTAAATGTTATAGTAAGTAAAGCCCGCGATGCAACCTTAGATCGAACATCATAACCTAAAGCCTCAGCATGAGATACAACTGAACTTCGTAGTTGAGCTGTGTTAAGAAAAGCTTCATTCAATGCAAAGTTGGCTGTAAGTCCATTTACATGAGTATTGTAGGCTAGAACATCTAAGATATTATTTAGACCAGCCGCATTAAAATCATAATCAGCATATTCGGGTTTAGCTTGAAAATAGGTTTTTAATCTTCCTTTAATATTTTCAAAATCTAAATCTGATGATTTAATTGTAGTAGCCATTTATCTAAGCCTCGCTAAATCTACGTCGAGAGATACAACTTCGCCGACGTTTTGTACTTCGAATTTTATTGTTGCGCGTAATTCGTTTCTATCTGGAAATGTGGTAAAATCAATATTAAGAACCCTCGCCCTTGGTTCGTACCTTTTAACAGAACTTGCAATTAATTCTGCCATTAATTCAGGATCATAATCTGTATCTAATTCAAATAATGCTGCACCTAAATTAGCACCGAATGCTGGTTGAAATGGTCTTTCTGAATTTGAAGTCATAAGAATATTTTTTACAGCCTGTTTAACTGCAGCAACTTCTAATTTTTTATATATGTCGCCAGATGGCTTATTCTGAAATGTCAGATCGATATCACTATAAGATCTACCAATCGCCTGATTTATAGTTCTTCTAGTTGTATTACCATCTTCTATTGAATACGCTCTGTTGGCCATCTTATTTCCTAACTAATAGACCTATTTATAATAATTCTTGCAGCTCGCCAGTAGTTAAAACGCTATGATTGTATCTTGTTTCTAATGCATTTTTATAAGTTACTTCCCATGATGGTATAATAACAGGTGTTATAATAGTCAATTGTGTAGTCATACTTCCATCGGTATTGAATTTATCATAACCTAAAATAAGTTTTTCAAACTCAGAGTTTGATTTGAGATAAACTGCTGCATCAAATGTTTTCTCTTTTGATATAAGACCATCTAAACCACGTAGTTCATATACGACTGCTCTTCCTTTTGATTTTAAAAAATTAATATCGTCAATAGTCATTTCTTCATTATCAGCAGGTTTATATAAACCTTCTACTACAACCATTCTATGATTATTAAAAGTATGTTGATTTGTTTGTATCTTACGCATAAGACTTGCATGTATAGAATAATTTTTGGCTAATTCTAATCTATCAGTATCATTAGTTAAATGATTCATATTTCCTGCAGAACCATAGCCACCTAAAAATTTAGCCATTGTAATTCCTGGTCCAAGCTTTGTGTATGGAGTTATTTTACCTGCTCGTTCTGGATTATATGCTGGATCAATATTAAAAGTTGCCATTACTTTGTCACCGTCTTTGTTCCAACACCCTTAGAGTTTGGAAAGCCATTGACACCACGTACTTTGGTATCTTTTTCATTCATAGCTCTACCAACTTCAAAGGGATCTGGTGTTTGAACTGCATATGATGCAGATAACTTTCCTTCGTTACTTTGCGCGCTTGTGAAGTCTGTATTTTTCATATTTGCTGCATCTCTTAATTTAGCTCTAATCTCAGGTGTACTTAATTTACGAGATGATAAGTCACCATATGGAGTTGTTTTATCAATTGCATCTTTCAAATCATCACTAATATCAATACGCACATTTCGAATACCTAAATTACCTTTATGCAAATACTCGTCAGCGCCATCGTGATCAACTCGTGTTACAGCTGTGGTTGAGTTTGTTCCGTCAAGTACTCGAGTTGTCGCATCTACAGGAATATCTGCTGTAGTGTTAGTTGCAGCTGTGTAACCATATCCCGCGCCGGCATGAGCACCACTAGATGGATGAAGTCCTGCTTCATTGGATACCATCGCCTGAGTTGCAGTACCTTGCAAATCACCATATACAACAGGAATATTCATATGACCACTAGTAACCTGTGTATCATTATAAATCGTAGGTACAGTCATTGTATCACCAATATCAACTGAATGACCAGTATACATGTTATAGTTATGCATAATGATATTAGTGCCACCAATAATACCTTCATCTCCAACTGCAGTTAAATCTCTCGCTAACACATTGATATTATCAGATGTTGTTGTAAATGTGTTAGCTGTCGTAATAATAAAATCTCCAACCAAATCGCCAGTACCATCATCTGGATCTTTATATCCTACAAAGATTTCTTTATCACCTTCTACAAATTCAGAAGATGCACCCTTTGTAATAGAATTTTTATCTTTGAGTATAGTTTCTGACATACTACCAGCTACGTATTCTGTTTTATTTTTAATGATAGTTGACTCAAGGTTTTTAGTAATTGTCTGACGTACACCGCCTTTAATATTATCAACTTTGTCTCCGCCTGTAGTAATATTATAATTACCACCAACACTTAAATCAAAATCACCGGCTACATTTAATTTTAAGTTACCATTATAGAAAAGTTCTCCATTACCTTCAATAATTACTTTCTCATCTCCGCCAGAAACTCGAATTGTATTATTAACTGATGAGACAATTACTGTGCCATCTGCGCGAAACTCTACACCTGCACCAGTCTTATGCTTAAATAACATGCGCTCATTGCCTGGAGTATCATCAATTTCTGTCACATGTCCACTAATAGATTCTCTTACCTGATTAAGAGGATACTGAGATATTGGACCTTCACGTAATCCCAAATCTAATGCAACATGACCACCACCAATATAAAGGTTATTTCTCTTTATGCCACGGGCTGCAAAGTTAGTAGTAGCTTGGCCCATATACGCTTTACGAGGAAAGACTTTTTTAGGATCTTTAAAGCCATCATTCTCTATTGTGCCAGAATTTTCATCTAAATCTATTTCGTAACTCATTTATTCCAACCTTTTGTTTTAGGGTCATATGTGTAACCATTATCTAAAAGTTTTTGTCTTGTGCCGCTTGCAGTCTTAGCTGCAGCTTCAAATATATTATTCGAGCTTTTAATATTATCTGCAAAATCACCAAATAAACCTGTACCTATCTTTGCTGCTTCTCCTATCTTAGAATCAAGATCTGCTTTACCATTTTTCATATCAGCAACCGCTTTATCAAATTTTGCTTGATCCGCAGCTGGATCTACTTTTTCTGGTATAACTTTCTTTTTTAAATCAGATAATGATGTAGGAACAGTTGGATCAGGTACTCCTTGAACGTTGGCTGGTGCAGGAGACTCTGCAACTTCTGCTGTAGTAGTTTTTACATCAAGTGTTGTACCATCTGTTCTTTTTTGTGGCACATTAGAAAATGCAGTAAAATCTTGGTATATACTTTCTTTATTAAATTTCTTTACGTACTCAATACCACTAAATCCTGGCTCGAGTTTACCGGCTTGAATATCTTGTATAGTAAGTACTTCTCCACCTGGTTTAGTTCTAAACCAACTTTGTATTAACATATCAATTGATTCCCACTGTTCAGGAGTTATACTGTTAGCACTATAATAACTTTTCCATTTTGGATTTGATTTGCTTTCTGTAGATCCTGCCATAATTTGGATATTGCATGCACCAACTCGAATTGCTTCATCATGAAAGTTGCCCATTTCGTATCCAATTGGACGACCACGAATTAGCTGTCCATCAGGCATAAGTATATAGTGGTGTTGAATACCTGATTGTATAGCTTCAACATCTGTTGGTATACTGTTAGCTAATTTAAGATGTAATTCTTTTACAGTAAATGAAACATCAGCAGCATTTCCTAACCAACCAATAACCATATTTTGCAGTTCTCGAGTACTATTAGTAATTTCTAATTCAAACTCTTCTTGAGTTGTGATTGGCTCGAATTTATATGATCGTGTATTCGTATGTCTTCCAGCAAATCCCTTAGCAAGTAGATTGAGATTCATTGATTCGAATGACGAAACAAGATCTCCGATTGACGAACCTTTAGTTACTGATCTTGCAATGTTAGTATTACCATTATCCTCAACAACATTTTGAGTAAAGAATTTTTCACCAGTGGTCGGATCTGTAGCTTCAGAACCTACATCTGCAATTGCTTCTCCAACTTCTTTAAATGAACCTGTGCCTTGAGTAAGAGATGCAAGAGTTCCCATTAAGTTACCAAACTTGGCACCAATAGAACCGAGCTCATCATTCTGAGAACCAATAGGATTATCTAATGCAATGTTTTCGGCTTTTTTAGCAGCCTTAATAAACTTACTTAGTTCAGCTTTTGGATCTTTTTTGATTTCTTCATTTACGACATCTGGAGCTGTTGAAGTTTCTTTATTTACTTGATCGATAACATCTTTTGGTGCTTTAACAACGTCTTCTAATACTTTCTTTTGTGCTTGTGGTGTAGCTTGACTAATAGCAACTGTAAGTTGCCCGTTGCCTCCAGATTTACCAGTAATTTCTGACTGACTTTGCACTTTCGTATTTACTTTTTCAATATTTGCTGGACCATTATTTGTAAGTCTGGCAACCATTGGCCCATCAGTAACAGTTTCTCCTGTTACACCTTGTGCACCAAGTTTTTTAAATCCGCCTTTCTCTTCAAGATCAGCCGCGATTTCAATAGTTGTTGTAGCCATTGCACTTAAAATTAATGCATCTTGAGCAGGAAGTAAACCTGTAGATTGTAATGCATTAATAGCCTGTGCAGCTTGTGCCTTCATTTCTTCTTTATTAACTGTCATACTGTATCCATCTTAGCTAATAGTTCTCTTGATGCAGCAACTCTTCGTAAAGAACTGCCTTTAGCTGGTCTTTCGTAATATTGCTCAAATACATTTGACGCTGTTTTTACATCTTCTGCAGCCCGCAATTTGGCCAAACCAAAATATGAATGTTTATATAATTCATGTATTATATACTGAAGTTGCACATATAGACTTTCAGGTGGTAAATTATTTCTTCGTGCAAATGAATATAGATTTGTTAATCTTTCGGTTGCTGGATTCCACTGTGCAATACCAAATGATCCTTCACCTTTATTTTTAGCAAGTGGATCTACTGTGTTACCACTCTCTACAATTAAATTACCCACAATACCTGCAGCTTGATGTGATAAAAATCTTTCGGGTACTTCGTCTGATATAAAGAAATTAAAACACTTTTCTTTATTATCACTACCAATTAATTTTTCATCATCGAGAGTAGAAGCTGCTATTACATTGCGAGTTGCTGGACTTCCATCGGGCCGACTAGGAATCTCGTCTCTAGTAAAGTTTGATTCTGTCTGATTAATATGTACAGGTTCAAATTTAGGTATAGATCCTAAAATTAATGGTAACTGCGAATTTTTACCATCTAAAAATATGCCGTATACTTGAGCCATTGGTTTTATGCCAGTATTTGCACCTATACCACTACTACCACCTTCAGTAATAGGTGTTACTACTTGAGCCCATGGTAATGCACCAAGCGGTATGTCTCCAGTGTCAGCGCTATGAATACCATAAACTCGCACTTTAACTCTACCCATTTCTAATGGATCATTAATGTCAATAGCTGTACCAATAAACCATCGAGTTTGATCTCCGTAATAATCAATATTACTATTTGGTATCATTATTCACCTATAATTTCAGCGTTATTAATATTTGCTATCTTAACACATAAGAAAGTTATATCATACCTTTCAGCAGACATACTATGATTTGCTGCAAAGATAATATAATCACCTGATTTTTTTGGATCGAGAAATGGTTTTTCTTGATTTGGTCCATTTCCCATAAATTGTATTCTTATTGAATTACCTATTGTATAATGTTCAGGCATACTTCCATCTGCAGCTAAAAATTCTTTACCTGATACTCGTATTTCTATAGCGCTTCTAGCTAACAATTGTTTTAAAGCTGCTTTAATAACTTTTTTCTTATGATCTCCAATATTATATTCTTCGTCATAGCTTTTAGAAGATCCTTCTAGAATACTATATGCGCCTGATGAACTTAATCTGTATATGTATCTTGACCTATAATTATTTAACTTATCACCATCAATTTCAAAGTCATCTGCAACATTCATTGTTTTTTGATTTGAGTTTTTAGTTGATACAGCCTCATTCAGTTCTTTAATTATGTCAAAGTTAACTTCTTCATATTTTGCATCCATAGTATTATAAAAATTATACACACCACCGACTAGACCCTTTGATATAAGGTTTAGCATGTTTTCTGATTTATGATGTTTGTAATCTTGTATATTAAAAAATTTGTTTTTATCTTCTACTGTAGTCGGCGCTTGCGAATATACAAACGGAGTCTTTTTGTTAATAGCAGGCGCAGAAAGCATATCTGCTAAATTTATAAAAAATAATTCCCGTTTTCCTATAGTAGAATACAAAAAATATGGAAATCCTTCTATATTTGTCATACGCTCCTTTAACCATACCATAGTCTCGATAGGATTCAAATTAGGAATAATAACATTCATATCTCCCTGATAATCTACTTCCTCTGAAGTAATCAAACTTTTATAGAGATACTCTTTAGCAATAGATTCTACAATCTTCGAAGGTTTGCCGTAATAATGTTTATTGACATTGTGTAACTTTGCCTTATAAGCTAGATCTTCTACAATTTGCAGTGTAATAATTTCTGATTGGTCATTAGTTTTTCGTGTATTTGTTACTTCAGTTATGTTAAATATTTTTACATAAGTTGGTGAAGATGGACTTCTTTTTAGTTTTACTTCAAGATATTCTGCACCTTGAAAATCCATTCTATCGTATATTCGACTAGTATCTGCTATAACTAATGTGCCAGTTAAGTACGGTTTATCAAGATGCTCGAATATTTGCAAACCTGGACTAAAATCCCGCACGTCAACAGCCTCTATCATTCTTGAAGAAAAAATACTTAATGCTTCAAAAATAACATCAGATGAAGCTACATCATTTTGAAAAGATTGATTTGACATTAACTACTAATTGCTTCCCTATAAAGACTAGCTACTTCAACAATGCTATCAGGTTTAATAACGTTTATCTCTTTAAGTTTATCATTTTGTACATGATAATAATCTTCAATAGTAACTTCAGTCACTAAAGCACCAGGTCCAAACGCAGGATCAATATCAACCCTGTCACCTGAAGCATCAACATAATGATGCGGTGATTTATACTCAAGCATTATATCGGCATTAACAGCTTGAGTTTGTAATGCACTTAGAGATTTTGAGACTATACGTTCATAGCTATTAAATTTTCGATCGCCAATCATTTTTAGGTGTATAGCTCCGAAATCAAGTCTTCTGCGCACTACTTCAGCTCGTGCACCAGATGTAGATCCTGTTACTATCTCACCTGGAACATAGTGACCTGTAAGATCTGTTGTAGTGATTGCAACATAACCTGGAAAATCTCTTTCTAATTGCTTTTGCATTTGCCTATATGTAAGTGGCCAACCTTGCTCTCTAATATGGTCATTCATTAACCAAAATGTCCAATGATATGATGGATTACCGTAAAGTAACTGAGAAACATTATCAGGTCGTTCATTCTCTTGAATATAGTACTGAGTAGAAAATGCTTTACTTCTTTTTACTTCATCAATTACATCGACATAGCGTGATATGTCTTGTACTACCTCAGTGACAACTTTACCTGTACCAATTTCTTCGGCTTCATTACCAAACACATATCGAGTATATGGAAAATACTTAAAATAATCCATTAATGTGGTCCTCCTGAAGCAGATGATCCTTTTAAAATATCTTGTTTTGTAAGTGCTCTGAATTCTGCGAAGCTCAATGACAGATCAATCTCTGTTGGTTGACCATCAGCATGAAAAACCATATTACCTGGATTATACGAAGTTTGGACAGATCTTAAATAGCATAAAAGAGGTTGCGGCATTGATTTATTGGTAGTTCCGTTATACATAAAATTAATTTTAAACAAATTAGGAAATTTAAAACCAACTGGTAATCCTCCAGCTTGCACTGCTTCTGGATATAGTTCTGTTCTAAATTCTTTTACAATTTTTTCTATCTCTCGTGCTTCTGATGCAGAAGTTGCAACCATGCGGAATGTAAATGCAAACTCACGAATTGGTACACCCTGAAACATAGTTCGTGTATTAGGATTAATCATTTTTTGCAAAGCAATGCGGGTCATATTTTGTACACCGCCTGAAGGCATTTTATTAAATGCTCGAGTAGCTGCAACTTGTGCAGCTTCTTGATTCAGAATGTCGCCTTTCAACAAACTAAATAAGTTTGCTACACCTTCCATAACTCCAGTACCAACAGAACCAGCCAATGATTGTCCATTGCGTATGGCTGCAAGTGCAGTTGCACCACCGGGTCCTAAATTTGTATTAGTATCATAGACAACAGCATCATTGAGTTGTACGCCTGGAGGGAAATACAATATGATATTTTTATTTAAAGGTGTTGGATCAAGACTTAAATCAATGTTAGTTCCGGTGAATGATGCCTCTTGTTGTTCTTTACCCTTAACATCAGAAGCCATATCTTCAGGTGACATAGCTCCATAATTTTCTGTAGCTGGAGCATCTGCCTCGGCAGTTTTAGCTTCAGTTGCGGCATTTTCTGTTACCTTCTTACCTCCACCTACTTTGACCATAAACGGTGTATCGATAATATTTTTAGCGGCTTGTGCATCGATATCATATGGATTGACACTATATAGCGCAAATTTAATTGCTGCTTTATAGTAGTCTTGATTTTCTAATGGGTATCTTAATATTAATGGTGGCCCCATTGCTCCTTTAGCATTGCCTCCGCCTGCACCTAATTGATTAAACAAACTAGATGGGTCAGCAACTTTAACTGATGTAGTTGTACCAGCTGCAGATTTGGCAGCATCATCGTTAGGAATTGGTTGGCTATAATCCTTAGATTTCCAATTTCCGTTTTTAGCCTTCACCATTTTATATTGAGTTTCTGCCATGTCCTATCCTTATAAATATCATGGAACACCTTACAACCTATTTATATCAAAAAATGGCATATTCTGGAAGATACCGACCTAACATTAAAAAGTATAAAGGCAATCCTTATAAGGTCGTTTATCGATCTATGTGGGAAAAATATGCCTTTATGTGGTGCGATAAAACACCTGAAGTAAAATCATGGTCATCCGAAGAGACTGTAGTACCATATTACTACGACGTCGATAAGAGATACCATAGATATTTTGTAGATCTGAAAATTACATTTCAGAATGGCAAAACTGTGCTTGTAGAGATAAAGCCTAATAAAGAAACTTCTCCACCTACAGGCACTAAACGCACTAAAAAATATATTTCAGAATCACTAACATATGTCAAAAACATGAATAAGTGGGAAGCTGCAAATAAATATGCAAAAGATAGAGGTTGGGAATTCCAAATCTGGACAGAACACACATTACGTGAAAATGGTATTATGCCTAAAGCCCAACCTGGTAAATTGAAACCGCTTAAACCTCTAGTTCCTTATCGTAAAAAGAAGAAAAAGTGATATAAATAGACTCATGAGTAATCTATTTCAAACGATTGGGTACGAAGCATTTCGTGCAGGTATTAATCCACGCAGTCAAGAGGCACGCGATTGGTTTCGTAAGAAAGCACAAAGCCTAGGCCGTGTTAATAGACTTGATCTTATGAAAGACGATCAGACTAAACTTAGTAATCGTCAGCTAGTTGGATCAATGAATATGTTCTTTTATGATCCAAAACATAAAGACACTTTACCATTCTATGATAAGTTTCCTCTAGCTATTGTAGTTGGTCCTGCACCTGGAGGATTTTTTGGTTTGAACTTACATTATCTGCCTCCAGTTTTACGTGCAAAATTTTTAGATACATTACTTGAAATTACTAATAATAAATCATATGATGAAACTACGAAATTTCAATTAAATTATAAATTATTAAATGCTTCAAGTAAGATGCGATATTTTAAACCTTGCTATAAACACTATCTTACTGCGCATGTTAAAAGTCGATTTGCAAGAGTACATGCACCTGAATGGGAGATTGCTACATTCTTACCTACAGCTGATTGGCAAAAATCTAATCAAGCTCAAGTATATAAAAATAGTAGGAGTATGGTATGACATCAATCGACCAGCTAAAGTCAGCAGCTTCATTAAAAATGGGCTTTGCCCGCAGTAATCAGTTTTTGGTCCAGCTACCATCAAATCTTGGTGGTAAACCACAACTTGGTGGTCTAGTTGGTGTACTTACACAACTATCAAATCTATTAGGTGGAGCAGATATGAATATTATCTGTGCTTCAGCAGAGTTACCAGGTAAAAGAGTATTAACACACGACAGAGCTATAGGCGCTGAAAACCAAAGAGTAGCATATGGCTATGCGGTTGATGATGTAACTCTTACCTTTTATTGTTTAAATGATTATGGAATTGTAAAGTATTTTGATGAATGGCGTGCTATAACAATTAGTGAAACACCTGGTGAAGCAAACTACAAAAAAGATTATGCACGTAGCATTAAGATACATCAACTAAGAAAACCGTTAATAGGTGCAGGTGCAAATCTTGGACCTATTCGAGTAAATCTAGGATTAGGCGGAGGAAGTGTATATTCAGTAGAACTTATTGATGCATTTCCAATTAATGTATCAACAATCGAATTAAATAATGAACTTGATGGATTAGTACAAGTATCAGTTACGATAGCTTATACTAATTGGCAAAATACATCAAGTGGCCAAGGATGGATTTCAGCTTCAGCCGGGTTGGGATCTTTGGGTTTATAGGAGAAATAAATGGCACTACCACGTTTGAATGACAATCCACAATATGATTTAGTTATTCCATCAACAAACAATCAAGTTAAATACAGACCATTCTTAGTTAAAGAACAAAAAGTATTGATGTTAGCATACGAATCACAGAATAAAAAAGAAATTGTAAATTCTATTATGAATACTATTGACACATGTGTAATAGGTGATTATGAATTAAATAAGTTAACAACGTATGACGTAGATTATATTTTTACTAAAATTAGATCTAAGTCTGTTGGTGAAGCAGCAAAAATTATGATTGCTTGCCAAGAATGCGAAGAATCAAATGAAGTAACAGTAAATCTTGATAAAATCGAGGTTCTACAAACTGAAGATAAGAACACTGTTAAAATCACTGATGAGATCTCAATAAAACTGAGGCATCCTACGTATTCTTTCTTTATGAATCGTGGCACATTCTTTGATGATGATAAATCAAGGACAGACGTATTGATGGATCTTATTATTGCATGCATTGATACAGTTTATACTGAAGAAGAAGCTATTAAAATTAGCGATGAACCGATTGAAGAAGTACAAAGGTTTTTAGATTCATTAACTACTTCGCAGTTTGAAGCTATTACAACTTGGGTTGAGGCTATGCCAACAGTAACTCAAGATATAGAATTCAAATGTAAATCATGTGAAGCAGTTAACAAACGTACATTGAAAGGACTTGATGATTTTTTTTAATAAACCTCTCACACGATAGTCTTGAGAACTTTTATAGAGTAAACTACCAGTTATTGCAGAATTTCCATTATTCGTTATATGATCTTGACACTATGATTCCGTGGGAGAGGGAAATTTATATTACTATGCTACTCGACGAATTGAAAGAAAAAGAATTACAAGCTCAGCAACAACGAGGATAATATGGCAACTTTAGCTGATATTAATAAATCTTTAGAAGATCAACAAGCTGGCAACGAGGCGCAAACTCGGGTGTTAAAACGACTTGATCGTCGCTTTGACAAATTCTTTCAAGAGTTGAGAGAAGCAGAATCAGAATCTCTTGAAGCTGATATTGAAGGTCGCAACCAAGCACAAGAAGCACAAAGAAAAGATAACGTATCAACAGCTCGAGGTGGAGAGTCAAAAGGATTTGCTTTACCGTTTTTAGGTGGACTTACGGGCGCTGGTATGATGGGCTCATTAGCTGGTATTGGTAGTGCATTATTAAAGCGCGGTATTCCAGGTTTAATTATTACTATGTTAGCCGATGAAATCGCTGATTTTGTATTTGAAAATGTAGACGGTGTAAGCAAAGATATGCGAGATGTAGTCGAGAGATCATTATCAATTGGTGGTCTCGGATTAATATTTGGCGCAAAGTTTGCTGCTATTGGTGCAGTTCTTGGTGCTGTACTTACTGATGATAATATAGAAAAGATGAATAAAATTGGAGATAGCTTTGGCGTTCTATCTACTAAATTCTTTAAAATGTTTGATATACAATTACCAAGTATAGGAGATATATTAACAAGTATTACAACTACTGTAGGTAGTGCACTTGATGGTATCGATGCATTATTGCAAGGTGACTTTGACGGGTTTCTCGCAGAGATTGATAGTGTAGCTATTGCAATGGCAGGATTATTTACATTATTCGCTCCTGGTAAAGCAATCTCCTTAGCATTGCGTGGTCTTATGTTGCCATTTACAGCGGCAAAAGCGGGCATAATGGCTATGCTAGGTAAAAATAAAACAGATGTAAATGCTCTTACTAAAGATCCGAAAGGTCCAGCAAGCTCTCAAGGAAAACTAAAAGATGGAAGTAAAGTAACATTTAATAAAAAAACTGGTAGATTTCATAATGATAAAGGTAAAATGGTAAAGGCATCAGATGTTACTGAAATAGGCAAAAAGTTTCCTAAATTAAAAAACCTATTGCGTGTTCCTGGTATAGCACAAGCATTTGCAGCATTAGATCTCTTCCAGCTTCTAACAAGTCCTGGTTCTGTAACCGATAAAGTTGCTGGTATGTCTGGTATATTAGGTGGTTTAGGTGGTAGTACTTTAGGTGGTATAGCTGGTTTGGCACTTGGTGGATTGACAGGTCCTGCTGCAGTTGTAATGTCTCCACTATTAGGTGCACTCGGTGGTATGGGAGGTTACTTCTTTGGTGATATGATTGCTAAAGGCTTAGCACAATACTTACTTGGCCAAAATGTTGATGCGTTTCCTGAGATAGTAAATGATGCTTTAAACGGAGAAGGTACTGCAGCACCAGCACAAAGTTTAGGAACATCTTCACCAGGTGTACCAGATTTTGTATCATCTACTCCGTCTAGTCGATCTACAGTAAGTCGTGCGACTCCTCAATCTGGTGCAGCAATGTCTGATGCCGCGGCATACCATGCAATGGGAGCTCAAGCTGCTGGAACCCAAATAGTCAACGCACCGACAAATACAAGTGTCGATGCGTCAACAAGTCAAGGTTTAGTTACAAGCTTTGGACCGTCTGTTGATACAACAGACAATATGTTTTTAAGCCCTTAGTCGTCGTTTGCTAATTTAGCAAAGTAACACATCGTATCATCCATATCATCAGTATTAGTTACTTGTTCTGCTGTAACTGGTTCTGCGACTGGGATTTCAGGTTGCATAACAGGTGTATTCATCATGCGCTCTTCTGCCATCAAAGGTGAACCAAATCCTGCATCTTCTCCAAGAACACGTGATAGCTTAGCTTTTAGCTCATCATATGATTTGTAATTTTTTGGTTCAGTAAACTCTGAAAGAGAATGCAGTTGATTATACACACCTTCAAGACGTGCTTCATCATCAGACATAGCAGAAGGACTTGCAAATTCTGATTTGTCATAGTTACGATAACCTTCAACTTGACGAATCTTCAATTTAAAGTCAGCACCTTCCCAGAAATCAAAAGGATTTACTGGCTGTTCGTCTGCAAATTGAGGTTGCATAACATCCATAATCTTATCAAAGATTTTCTTACCAAATTTATATAGAACTACACGACCTTCGTTATGCGGTGCAGATGGATCTTGCACAACAAGAGCGTTTACTACATAATGCAGACGTCGCTTTTGTGATCGTGCTTTTTCTTTATCGGCTTCAACCCCAGAATTCCACAGTCTTGAGTTGAGTTCGCCAACAGGGTCAGGTTGACCAATAGAAGTAAGGCTGTTTTCGATATACCATTGACCTGTAGGACCTTTGAAGCCATGGTCCCAGTATCGTACCCATGGTAGATCTTCACCTTCTTTTGCTGGAAGGAATCGTAAGACTGCATATCCATTTCCCGCTTTATCTACAGTTGGTTTCCAAACTCGATCATCATCATAGTTTTTCTTTTCACCACCGCCGACTGATTCGGCAGCTTGAACGAGTTTAGAGATTTGATCGCGATTGCGTTTCATATTTTCAAATGACATTTTTGTTTCCTTGTATTGCTGAAATATTGCTGTATTATACCACAGTATTGCTGTAATGTAAATCTATATATAATCATCTCATTCAAAAAGAGATGAGTCTATACTATTGGTTTTTGGCAAGAAGTTAAGAGCCATTGCTTCGGCCTCTAGTTTATCTTTAATAATAGGAGATACAAACTTCTTCATATCTTCTGGTTCAATTTCATTCTTGTCACACAAATATAAGATAGCTTCCATATAACTAATCTTTAATTCAGAGACTGTAGATTCAATGAGTTTAGAGAACCGTGATTTATTTAGAAATTGTGTTTCAACTGTCATTTATCAATAACCCTTAGTAAGACTGTGTCTTTGTTAATTCGACCGTTTGGTACAGTCGCTTTAGTTGTGAGTGTCTTCCATTCCTTATCAATTTGGTTAGGAGTCTTTTTTAAGACAACAGGAAGAAATGCATCGGGCTTTCGAAGTCGAGTAGACCTACTCAATGATGTATCAATGTTTTTCAAAGTAGTACCACTGACTTCGAAGCCCTTTGCGGATGAAGTTACAAACTCAGTAATTACCCGTGTTTTCACATTGAAGGTAAAGAGGCGATGACCACCGATCATCGAGAGAGGAGCTACAGATACGATCTTGTAGTCATTATCCTCTTTCTTATACTGCAGTTTTGTAACTTGCTTGTCTGCTGCCTTTGGTTGTTTTACGCGTGATTTGCGTGTTGCTTTAGCAGCAGACTGAAGACGATCTAGATCAGCAAGCATTGATTCACAGGCTTGTACGCGTTTGCGTAATTGCACGCGACTTAAATGTGAATAACCCTCAACTGCATCTGGACATGCCTTCGTATAAGCGTCATTATAATCTTGTAACCAACCATCTACTACATTGCGAACAGCTTTAGTAGCAGAAGATGGTAGACCATGACGCTTAAACTCTTGATATAGATCTAAGGTAGCATCTTCACCTTCGATCCATTTATCTTCAAGATCAAGAAGATCTTGCATAATAGTATTACTAATCTTACGCTGTAGTCTTTCCATAGGAGAGATAGATCTTACAGCAGCAGAATCTTTTAGTTTAGCTTGCTTCTCAAAATAAAGATCTTTGCCCATTGCAATGAGTTGAGATAGATATTTTGACAAAGCATCTGAATAACTTCTAGAACGATAATCATCGTCCTTTCTCGTAGTATGTGTCAACCAAAAAGCTGTTGCTGCTTGATATGGCACAGCTGTAAACTTATATTCAGGACAAGCAAGAACATAATCTTTATTGATTGAATTCTTAAACTTATCTCGAATAAAGGTTTTGAGTACCTTTGAAATATCTGCATTCGATACTTCTGTTTGAAAGTAGGACTGCACCGCCTCAAAACCCTTTTCAAGGGGAGCAGCTGCTAGTCCTGTCCGATTACGACGAGGTAACTTCTTTTGTTTTTTACGCATAGCCATTATGCTGCACCTCGCTCGTCTTGTTCTTTAATTAGATTAAGCACAGATTGTGCACGACTCTCGAGAAATTGAATTTCAAATTCGGTAAGAAGACGATCATTAAGATGTTTAAAGTTTAACATGGCATTAGCTGCAGCCTCAGCCGCAACTTTTAATTCACCATATTTGTAAGCATGTGATTTTGTAATAGACATTGTAGCTCCTCAGCTAAGTTTCATTTTATAGATCTATTCTACCACAGTTTTAGCCGTTTGTACATGCCTAAAACGCATTTAATTAAAATTAATTTCGTCTCATTTTGGCGTATTCTTCAGGGGAATCACCTTTGCCAACTGGGACTGTGTTTGACTTGTGGAGAGTGGCAAGTCCGACAATGTAGTCTCCTGAGTATTCGTTTGCTGCTCGTTTTCCTGCGATCGGAACGATGATGTCCGACGTTGAGACTGACGTACATTCTGTTGAATAGCTCGGAAGTGACGTGACATTGACTTTCTCTTTCTGTTTGAGTTGAGTAGGATGGACACCTCGTGCCATCAACCACTTATCATGTTCTGCTTTGGCTTTTTCCCAGCCAGGTTTACGATTCTTCTTTGACTGTTTTCTGTTGAGGCTTGACATCCCCCGAATCATATGCATTCCGCTCATTTAGATCTCCTATCCTTTTATATGCAGTATACAAACATTCTTGTAATTCTGCAACGTTTTGTTCAAGAAGAGTAATGCGTTCTTTATCAGAAAGTTCCATAATCACTCCTTTATTCTGGATCTATTCTACCATAGTTTTTTGCATTTGTACATGTTTTATTTACCAATTGTGATTATTTGTGAGATACATTTACCACCAAAGCCAAAAGAATTGTTTAATGTCTTCTTAAACTCACCCCTCGTAGGCTTCGTCACAACATCGAATGCAGGTACACGCGTGTTGTGACAGGGTGGGATTACTCCATTTTGCATTGATAAGATAGAATAAATTGTTTCTAAAACACCAGCTGCAGCAAACGTATGGCCAATCTTACCCTTAACTGAGTAGATGTCTGCAGATGTAACTTCACGTATGCTTTTATATTCTACTTCATCTCCAGCTGGAGTGCTAGTGCCATGCGCATTTACAACATCAGGAAAACCTCCTGCGTAAATCGCATCAAACATTGCGGTCTTAGCACCTTCACCAGATGGCGCTGTTCTATCCCACGCATCTGACGCATGTCCAGCTTCATGCAACCATGCTATTACATTTGCCCCTCTTTTACGTGCCTTTTCTTCTGACTCTAAAATTAATACACCCGAACCTTCACCCATAATAAAGCCATCTCTGTTTTCATCAAATGGTTTTGATTCTGTACCTAATGCACGTAAGAAAGAAAATAACGCAATATCGATTTCGTTAATACCAGCATCTGCACCACCAACAATTACGTAGTCATATTGATCTATGACTTTCATGCCATAATCAATAGTTGCAAGACCAGTTGCACATGCAGCTTGGAAGCTCATGTTTTGACCAGTATATCCATAATGTTGAGAGATATAACCACATAGTGCATCATGAGGGATATTAACTGCCTTTAGTGGCGATATTCTACCAAGCATTGTGTCGACGTATTCGTTCTCATTATGAGTAACGTTAGATATAAAGACACCAACATTCGGAGTGATTTTAACTCCTGACATCTCTAATGCTTGTTCTACAGCATGAATGCCATAATGCATATAACGCGGCATATACTTAGTTCTATGTGCGTCAGATATAGTTATCCAATCTTCGTTTGGTGCTAATCCAATCGGAGATCGACATGCATCTGCTTTTGCTTTGTCTGAAAAATGCTCAGGTAATGTATAAAAATCTGCAATCGGTTTTGCAAAATCTTTTTCATTTAATACATTATCGAAGCACATGGTAGTATTATTACCACATGCATCGATCATTCCAATGCCAGTTACAGCAACTCTTTTTATCATTCAGCTAATGCCTTTAACGTATTTACTTCTGCTTGTTGTTGAGCTTCAACGTTTATGTCAAGTTCTTTCCATGCTTGCGTAGACTTAAGCTTAGACAACAGTACATTATTCTTGGCAAGTCGAGTTTGAATCACTCGATTAGCTACTTCGTTTTTATACTCAAGCAAAACGTATGATCGATATTGCGTACCATTCTGGACAATCACATTTTCTTTGACTGTATATCCAGCTACATCAGCGTCTGCAATAAGATTACGTGTAACTTGTTCAAACTCAACAGCAACGTTTGAATCAAAGTCAGTAGAACCCAACTTAGACTTAAATGTTTTTAGCTGAGATCGAATACGACTATCAACACGATCAGCGAGTGTAGTCTTAGCTGATAGTACTGCGATATCTACTGAAAGCTGCAGATCTGGTGTGACTGCAGTACCAACTGCGTATACAGCATCATCTTCTTTTGGGATATTTGTATACCACTTAGGCATATCATCAATTTGTTTTTCGACTTGTTCAGTACGATATTCAAATTCTTTTTCAGACATTGCCAAATTTGGTGGCAATTTATCACTACATGCAGATAGACCTAACACACCTGCCATTAACAAAACACTTCTCATTTTATACTCCATTCAATCTTTCAACAATAATATCTCTTAAACCAGAATCTACAAATAGGTTCTGCATATCTGGAAAAAATACCGTCATACCTATACCTATAACAATTCCTAAGCCAATATTAAACATTACAAAACTCCTAAACTTAGTACCACTTCAAACAACTTACTGATACTTTGATTGTTTTCTTCAGCACCAAATAAGAATTCACCTACACCACGATCCTTTGATGGCATTTCTTTCTCGATAACAACAACCTTTGGAGGTGATTTACAATCATATTTTTTAATATCATTGATAACCGATCCATCTGAATATGTTGTTTGTTGCGAATAGAAACAATCTTGTGCGTAAGCACTAGTTCCAATCGTTATCCATAGCAACAGTATCGCGCATCTTATCGCCATAATATTTCTCCGCATATTGTGGCGCATCTTGCCAGTGGTTGTAGTTTTCGTCAAGATCTTGACCTTTTTTAGGTTCAACTTCTTGGCGAGTATAATAAGCTTCACGCTTTTTCAATGCAGCCAATCTTTTAGATGCAGCACGAATGACATCCATACGCTCTTCATAAGTCGACTCTTTAGTGATAACAATAGCCATATTAGTTTCCTCCCAATTGTACAGTCATTTCATACCAAACATCTTCGATAATATCAGAAATTTCTTGGCCACTTAAATGTGGCACCATGCTAAAAGCTTTAATTGTTCTCTTAGCATACTCTTCGAATGATTCAGAATCAATAGCAATATCAGCACACTTATCAATGAACTGCTCTTCAACATCCATAACATAACTTGACATACCCATTATTCTGACTCCTCTACATCAATTCCATAATATTCTTTTGGGTCTACTTCGAAACGACCACACTCTGACAAATAAGGATTTTCGATCCAAATACCTTCAAACTCAAAACCTTCCATTATCGCACCTCATAACCAAGATTATCATAAACCCAATCTTCACCAAGATCAGCGGCAAAAGCCATTACTACACCTTCGCGTGGATGTGTATCCATACGATCGATGAAATGACGTAGTGAACCCATATGACCTTTGTTGAAACGATACTTAGCTTCAATGACATCATTGCGATCTTCAGCATACATTTCAGCCATATCGTTATCAACGCCCATAAATTCAACGTGAGACTTCCAAAGGTTCTGTTCTAACTTTGTAAGATTCTTTAAAAACATTTTTTGCTCCTCAGCTTTCTTCATTTTATAGATCTATTATACCCTGTTTTTTTAGATTTGTACATAAAAAAACGCACTTTGTTTTCGAATAAAAACAAAGGCTTATCATTTTTTTTAAAATAAATTTTAAGACTGGTAGATTTTGCGAAGCATATCTTCGAACTGATCTACTTTCTCTACACGATTTGGCCATAAAATATAATCCTTTTCAGGATTTTTCTTCAGATTATTGAGCAACGGAGTAATAGCATTATATAACTTATCAAGTTTTTCTTGATTAGTGTTAGCCTTTACTTCAACATCTCCCTTTGCCTTTTGTGCATCTTGTACAGCCTGCAGTTCTGTTTCATCAACAGCAGTAAAACCGAAATCAAAGAAATCATCAGACATTTCCATCTCTCCTTTGTCCCATGTAATTTACAAATACGGCATAACCTAATACAGCCCAAAAAAGATTATAAATTAATCCTTGAGATATAACCCAAGCAAACATTGAAATCATAACATGATCATACCATCTAAGCATAAAAATCCTTATGTGGGAGAGGCAGTTCTTTACCTCTCCCTTATTGAGCAGAGCCAACTTATAATTGCTGGATGCGGTTCTCCTTTGTTATCGTCCCTAACAGTAAGGACTATCGGGTCTATTTGGCGACCAACCCATCTTTATAGGTGAGTCTTTCTAATGAGGGCGCTCTATAATTTCCCACCTGCGTCTTAAATTTAAAGTCGTTTACAGGCTTGACCGCGTTATACCGCTCGACTATAGGATTAGCAAAATCGCTTCACTGAGAGAGGAGCGAGACAGGAGCGACTTTGCTAAACTCTACCATATCCACTCAATCTCAACACCAAATTCTGGTTCTGCTTCATCTTGTTGAGTCGTATGATTAAATCCACTATTATAATAAGTTTTCATATTAATAATCTTTTTACCAGATTTGGTATACTCTTCTCTTAATATTGCAAACTTATCTGTTAAACTTACACCATCACCATTATACTCGTCGTACGGATGTGTTGTAAAATAAGAACCTAAAATTTCTGTAGTTTTTTCCATTATGCTGCATCCTCACACCAAGCTTTTTCTACCTCCCACGCTGGATCAATATCCATCTGAGCACCGAAATCTGAATACACAGCATCTAAGTCCTCGATAGTAGTGCACATGCTTAGTAAGTAACGAGCATTTGACTTTGATGTCTCGTTAGCAATATAGTCAAACAGACCATAGTATTCCATCTGATACTCGTACTGCTCGACAGTAGTAATACCCTGCTCTGCCCAGTGTGCAGGATCAGTGACAGTCATGCCATAAAAAGATCCAGGATTTTCATCCATCCACTTCTGACCTTCAGCGTTTTTAGCTTCGATGTGGGCTTGCAATTCGATTTGTGATTTAGTAAACATTAAAGGCTCCTCTTCCTTCTTTATTATAGGACCATTATACCCTGTTTTTACTAGTTTGTACATGCCTAAAACGCATTTTATTTCATTTTTTTTCGTTAATAGTTGCTAAGCCAATGTATTGGAAGAGCTCAACCAATCTAGCATGCCATTCAAATATTGATTTAGTGTGCGAATATTTAAAAGGTTTATCATGGTGTTCTCTATGAAAGTATGCCTCAGGTGAACCTAAAAATAATGACCACCAAAATAGATTTGGTTTATCAACGTACTTATCACCTAATCGATGTATCCATCCGTTTGTTAAACCTAAATTATTACTAGTTAAGGCTAAACCTAAAGCAGTAGCCATAATACCGTTAAAACCAAATAATCCATATATCGATAACCATCCTAAAATATTAACTAAGCTAATAGCTGTTTTACTATTATATATTTTTAGATGCGAAAAGTTTTTAATTAAATCTTTTTTTGGAACTCTAGCATTTATAATATCTGGTGTTTTCCAACCATGAAACTGAGTTATAAACAAACCTAAATTTGTCGGAGAATGCGGATCATCGTCAGTATCAACATATTTATGATGAAGTCTATGGACTACGGCCCACGGTATTGGAGATCCCATTCCTTGTACTATACCTATTACAAAAAATATATGATCAATCCATTTGTAATTAAACTTCCATGATCCATGCGTTACTACCATATGATAATGTGCATAGATTGTAAACTGAGTTAAAAACATAATCAACAACGCAGCTACAAATAAGTAATATTGACCAGTGATAAACGTATAATAGATAGCATATAAGCCTAAAGCTTGTAATAATATATTATAGATTAAACGTACCCAAGATATTTTATTTAACAACATTGATTTTTACCAATCTGTATTTAGCTAGAATTTCCATTATTCTTGCATGGTAATCAAACCAACCATCGATATGAGTATAAACCCATGGCTTTTCATGATGTTCTTTATGTTCTATAGCCTCTGGTGAACCCATAATTACAGCCGTAAACCAACGAGCTGGATTGATAATTATACCATTTCCCTTTCTATGTACCCAATTGTCAACAATACCCAATGTATGCAGTTGCCAACATGATGCTGCTCCTACAATTGCCATACCTTCTATACCAAATAGAATACCCACTATAACCCAAGCTAAAAACGATGATAGATTAGGATACTTAAAATAAACTATGAGATGCTTATAGTCTCTAAACAAATCTCTTACTTTAATTTTTTTCTTAATATCAATCGGTGGTACTTTCCACAAATGTAAATGAGAAATTATGTGTCCTACGATTTGTGGTGCATGCGGATCTTCAAATTCGTCTGTGTATTTATGATGTAATCTATGCATAATAGCCCATTGTATTGGACCACCAAAAAAATTTATCGATGTTATAAAGGCAAAGATATGATCTAAAATTTTAGAATTATACGACCAATGTCTATGAGCGAGTGTTTTATGCAGAAATATAGACAACGTAGTATTCATTGCATAATTGATGATTACAAATGGAACTAAATACCACCACTGAAAGGTATATAGAAAATATACCAACATAGTATGTGTCCATATAGGAACTATGAGTCGTGATTTATCTACTCTATCCCATTCAATCCACATTATTATACTCCTCGAATAATTCCTCTTGTAGTCTATACGCTTCTTCTTCCCATGGTAACTTCATATATTCATCAACAGTTGTAAACATGCTAATCCAATCTTCGCCTTTCCATATTTTTATAAAACCTTTATCTACAAGCTCTTTACGCAAATGTTGTTTAACGTGTACCATTTCATGGAATATGGCTGTTACAAAATCTTCATAATGTATGCCGCTTTGTATCTCTATTTCAAATGTTCTGTTATCAATACAAAGACAATAACCGTCAACCTTATCTTCAATCTTCATAATTTGAAGACTAATATCAAGTGTCCGAATCCGCGGCATTAATTTTTTAATAGCAAAATCAATGGCTTTTTCAGCCACTTTACGTTCTACTACTGTTCCACCATCTATCTCTATTATATTCATGGTACCATTATACCATATTTATATCAAAAAGTAAATGCTTAGGTGTGTGTAATAATTTCTACGTTACTAGGAATTTTAAACTTGATAGCTGAATGTTTATGATGTAGATTAAATTTAATTTCTTTGAAGTTTTTATCTTTAAACATATTCATCCATACTGGGCGCCAATTATTAATTAACCGGTTGTTATTCATATTTCCTCTATCTGATTCAATTACAAGATCAGTATAGCTTCTCATATTGAAGTCAAAGATAGTATCAAACCCCCACATATTGATTTCAGTCGCCTTTAATTTTTCTGCAGCATAATAAACTGCCATCATACCACAATTAAAATCAGTATAGTTAGGAGCATATTTAGGAATCTTAGTATAGAATTCTTTAATATGATGTGCAATTTTCATATGAAATTTAGGATTTCTTGCACAATATTCTTTTGGCCTTGCTCCAACAATCCATTCACCACCGAGAGTTACTTCACCCTTATCAATAGCTTTCATCATCTTAAAATCTACTATACATGTAGCATATGCTTTTACCTCAAAAGGAGGAATATTGCAAGTAAGCTTTAAACCTTTACGAGGCTCTTTCTGATAAAATGCTGCACTATCACCGTTTCCAATTACGTGTACAACTCTACTCATCCATCATACTCCTAATAGACTCATTACCTTTCGCACCTGTCCAGTGCATAACTTTAATTTTACCGTCATAATTATCGTGTTCAGTTTGCAGACGTAGCACATTATATGAATTTGGCAAAGGATTAATAAAAGTCAATTGCGTAATAGGGTTTAACATATCATGCAATACTTCTTGATCACCGATTGTTTGATTCTTTTCTGTGCTTTCTACCCACAAGTGCAAGATTGGTGGTTTACCAATAAATCCAACAACACCTGAATTATACCATACTTCACCACGGCGTTTTGTCCATGGTCTATCTTCTACCATATTTAACTTATTTGGTACGAGTTTAGTAAATAAGTCATCAATATTTGATCTAATCTCACAATCGGTATCAAGCCAGATAGTAGCGTTTGATGGGCAATGCAGCATAGATTTAGGTTTTAGAAACCATCCAGTTTCTGGTCCATCTAGTACCATATTCATTACAGCTTCAACTGCTTTATGCATAACAACTTTATTACGCATTTCTTCTGACATACCAAAGTCGCAAACAATAAGTTTAGTTTTATGCTTAAACTCTAAAAACTTATCAAGGAAAAACGGCAGCTGCCACTCAGTTTTTTGATCACAACCAGTTAAAAATGTCTTATCTAATATTTTCGATTGCATAAGTTTCTCCATAACGATGTTTAGCCTTACAGCCTGCTTCTTGTTGAATTGTAGTAAAGTTATCAGCTGCAATACAAACCCATGGATAATACTCTTCTAACCATGGAAAATTATTTGTATTAAGAAAGACGTCTGTAGAAAGAGGATTTTCTTTAGCGACTTCAATCAATTCAATTGCTCCTTCTGGTTTTACAATGTAACCATGCGCTCCACCAAAATATGGTTTTTGAATAAGTGGAACAACACCTATATCTACTGGAGTATTGAAATTGCCATATGACGGCTTTGAAAATGTAATTACTTTATCAAACTCAAGATCTTCTGGTAAAGATCCAGTCATTACAGCATCGTGTTCAAAGATAACGACTGGTTCATCAATTTCAATACTGTGTTCCCATAAACTCATATGAGAACAAAACGCTGCCATACAATTTTGAGTACGAGAATAAATCTCATCAAACGGCCGAGTTGGAATACCTTTTGATTCTAAGATCTCTGCTGGTCGATCTTTTGGTGTAATAGCATTCCACGTCTCTACAGTTAAACCAAATTTAGCCGCACTTCGAATACACTTTTTTGCTGACATTACAGACAATTCGTGTGATGGTATAGTAATTACAAAAGCTTTCATTTTTATTCCGTAGTAGTTGATGGTAAACCTTGAACTAATGTGTAAAACTTACGAGTTACACCCAATTTTTTAATTAATTGCCTACACATAATAGCGTCATTTGGCCATAATCCATATTCTTCAACAGCTGCAATTAACGCTGTAGCTCCAGCTGGTTTAATTATATATGCGCTGTTTCCAGCTAAACCTTGTGGGATTTCAAACGAATCAACATGAGGTACAGGAACAATATCTTTTTCAGAATTTTCAACCTTTGTTTTAAACAGATTAGCCTTTCGAGTGGCGCCAATAGGATCATTCAGTCCGACAACATTATATTTAGACTTCAAGATAAACGTAGGATCAAGACGATACCTAAAGATAGCATCGTGTTCAAGAATTAGTAGCGGTTTATTTTCATTCTGGCATTTTTGCCATAACACATAATGACTCAACGCACATGCCATGCGGGCTAAATGATCTTGAGTTCTATATGCATTGAGAGTTAATCCAGATTTTATATCTCGAACTTGACCTTCCCAGGGAAAATTCCAATGAAGGCCATATTCATTCATTACATCACCGACATCGATTGGTGTACAAGCTTCAAAACTTTTAATTTCAAATGGATTATTTAATTCTTCTGAAGACTTAATACAATTTTCTGCACCTACTTCAGAAAGTGTATGTCCCAATATTGTTATAATATGCGCTTTCATAATTAACCTTTACTTGTATTTAGATTCTTTCCATTAAATCCAAAATATTCTGGTGATGCGTATTCTATATGTACGTTTTTACTATTGATAAAGAAATCGCTTTGTTCCCAACCGTTTTTATAGAGAGAATCTAAAAGTCTAGTGGCACCCGATGGAGTAATAGCATATGCCGCAGTTCCAGGCATCAGGCATCCACCAGTCCAAATATTTTTCATCTTATACCTAAACGGATAATTTAATTCATGTATTTCAGTATGACCTTCTTGTTTATATTCGTATTTACCCATACGTGAACCGACGTTTCGATTGTGCTTTTTTGCTGAGTTGATGTTAAGAATTAAAACTTCTTTGAAGGTAGCATCATCCCATTTCCGTATAGCTAATGCATCATGCTCTAGTACCACAATAGGTTCATTTATTTCTAGACACGTATTCCATAAGATAACGTGATTCATAAAACAAGATTTTTTAGTAAGATATTTTTTTAAGTTTTCTCCTCTAAAATTAAAAGCTCTACTCGGTTTCATTATATCAAAGTTATGTATCTTTTCGGCATCAGCTAATGTTTTAGGAGTTGTACCATTAAAAAATTGACAGTCAAACCCATATAACATTGTAGAGTTAATGCATTTTTCTGCCTGTTCTTCTGACTTGGCATGACCTTTAATTTTTATAATATATGATTTCATTTTCTAAACATACACAACATATCATTATTTTCTAGTTTTAATTTATGTGATAACCATAATCCGCTTTGAGATGCCAATTCAATTAAATCATTATAAGATAATTCTAATGGGTCAGTAGCTTTTGATCTATTATTTTCACCACATTGTAATTCTATACATAAAGTTCCAATATTAGTTAGTTGATTAGCCCATGTTAACATACATTTTTCTGGATCGTAACTATGATCAAAAGAATTTGAATACACGATATCAAATTCTCCGATCCAATCATTAACAACCTCATGGAAATCATGTTGCACTGTCATTGGAAAATCTGATGCAGTATAAGAAATCTCTGTTCCTATAACATTAGCCATTGGATACATATCAGAAAAATACTTTTGTTCTGCAGCATTACGTGTGCCATGACAAAGTATGTTAGCAGCCATAGGAATTTTATTGTATATCTTACTAATAGTAGATTTTTGAACCCATACTTTTTTGATTTTCTTTACGTTAGCCTTTGTTTGAGCTTTTACGTAATCATCATATGATTCATATTTCCAAATTTTCATTGATAAGCGCTCAGATTAATTAGATCTTTTTTTTTATCATTCCATACTGCTTCTTTACGATCAACTCGTTTAATAACAGTATATCCAACTCTATGAATGTAGTGATCTACCACTTGCCATTTTTGTTCAATTTGTGTAATGTATTTAGCGATTACTGGAAATAATCCATGAGTATTTTTATATTCTGCTGTGTCATGAAAAACAATATATTTGCGTACATGCGGTGCATGCATCTCTAGTTCTTTAGCAAGGTGCGGAGCTTTATGTAATGAATCGATATGTAGTACATCACATGGTTCTACTCCTTTCGGATCATGACTTGATTGTTCTCGATATTCAAACTCTACATTATTTTCTTCTGCATACTTTTCAAAATGCTTTTGATGCGGTGTAAAAAAATGTGGTTGTACATCGATACCAATTAATTTTTTAGGTTTAGTAAATAGCAATGCTGCAAGGGTACCACCTTGACAAACGCCGATTTCCTTTACTACATCTGATCCTTCTTCGCTTGCACATTTAGTTAATGCTTTATGGTGTTCTAAGTATTCTTTACTATGTGCACCTGCCTGCAATCGACAAATTTCACTATAATATTCATGGATGTCTTTACAATATGTAAGATCTGGTTTAATCACTGTGTTAGTCTCCAATAGTTTTTTGTTGCACCTGTGTCGAAATCAAATCCAAATGCATCAATATCTTTCTTATACCAATCTGCAATAATTTGAATAGTTTGCGGTGTGTATATATCTTTGTATGAACCTTTATTCAAGCCTGTTACATTACGAGCTCGAGTCATTTCTTTAATTCCAAAATATGAACATAAATCGTCGTTTAAGTTTTCAAATCGTAAGATGTCACACCTAATTTTTTCTTTATCATCAATCACATAATCAAACTGAGGATACCACCCGCGTACAGCTCTATGCCACATATATTCCATTCCACCCCATTTATGTCTATCTTCTAGAAAATGTTCGAATGAATCAAGCGGATGTTTACCAGCTGGTTCTTTCTTTTCAACCTCAATTACTTTCTTAGCAAAGAAATATCGTGATACTACTCTATCCCATGGATTGCGTATAACAGCAAATGATCCATGTGCTTCAATCATTCCTCGATTGCAATCTCTCCAACGTGAATGTTCAAAACCGTGATGATCGCCAATACTGTCCATATGTTTTAAAACAGCTGTTGTATATTTTTTACTCTTGTGCACCGCCGGGCCCGCCGGTACGATAGCTTTACGTAGAACATCAGAGTGTCGAATAGTCATACCTGCATTTTTTGGTATGTGAATAAAAATTTTGCTAAGAAACATGTTTCATTAATTCCTCAATATTTTCGCCTTTATTAGGTAACTTATCTTTCAAGAAGAAATGCACAAAATGTGCATTCATCATATCATCATTACTTATAGCAGAATAAAGTGCGTTCCATTTCCAATTTAACCGTTGTACATTAACTTTATTTTTAGCGAACCAGTAATTAAGTGTAATTTGATCTGATTGCCATTTTAATGGACCAATACCATTTATAAAATCCTCTAGCATTGGCTGACTTAAGAATTGTTTTGGATCCATACCTTCAAGTTCAGATGCCATCTTACGTGCATTGTATAGCATTACGCCTGAATTAAAAAAAGAATATCCTGTCCTCTGTTTAAATTCCCATTCAAGTTTAAACGCCTGAATCATACGAGAGTACGAGTTAATCTTATTTGCATATGCATCGTTAATAGGTAAATCGCATTCATATACACTACTTACAACAGAACCATCTGATTCTTCAAAAATATCAGGTGCGTCTGGTCTTACATAAATGTCTGCATCAATCACACAACATTGATTGTACTTATAGAAATAATTAAAAACATTTTCTTTTTCAAAGATTGGCATATAGCCATGTTTTTTCCATCCACCAGTTTTACCTTCTCTTTGATTTAAGAAAGGATTTGGTGTGATTCTAAGTTTAGGAGTTTTTTGAACTACGTAGTCTGCACCAATACGCTTAGCATATTCTTTCACTGAATTAGTACAGTGGTCATATAACCGAGATCTTTCTCCAAGATAAACTTGATATATTAATTTTGTCATGATACAGTTTCTACTAACTTATCCATATTCTTAGAGAATTCGCCTAACCTACCAGACTGGAAAAAATGCACAAAATATGAATCTTTTACAAACTCTTGTTTGACACCACCAAAGTTAGGGTTAAATAAGCAATTCCATTTCCAATTTAAATTCTTTACAACCATACGTTCTTCTTTAATCCATGTATTTAAAAGAGTTTGATCTGTGCTCCACTTCCATGGACCTACACCATCAACAAACCCCTTAAATTCTGGCCTACGCAAAAATTGATGAGGAGTTTGACCACGAATATATTTAGTAATGCTTTTATTCATAATCATTAGACCCATATTAATGAATTCTGCACCACTTTTTTTATCCCACTTCCAATCAACTTTAATACCTTTATATTGTTCTTCAGAATAATTTTTAATTCTAGCACGATACGCATTAGTGATAGGCATATCACGTTCAGGTACACCACCAAAATCAAAACCCTCTGGCAGTTCATCAAAGATGTTAGGAGATTCAGGCCTAATCCAAATATCAGCATCAATAATAGCTATTTGGTCATATTTAGGCCAATATGAAAAGGCATTTTCTTTTTCGAATATAGGTAAAAATCCTCCGTACTTTTCCCAAGCAGAAGGATGTCTATTAGTGGCAAACAGATCTGGTTTAATACGTAAGATTGGTTCGCGCTGCACAACATGGTCAATATTATGCATCTTACAGTATTCAGCAACAGATGATGTGCAATGGTCATATAGTTTATTTCGAGCACCGAGATAAACTTGATAAATCATTCTTTTCATAATAACCTCTAATAACGAAGTAGATAGTCCCAGTGCCCTTCAATTCTTACACAGACCCAATCTCGCTTCATAGTCCTAAAATCATACTTAAATTCTTGTTCAGTTTTTGCAAAGTAACAGTTATTCAAGCCTTCGAATATATCTATATTCTCTGCAACTGGTTCACCATTTACTATAGTGACCATTACTAGCATCCATTTAACCATCATTTTTTAGGTGTTGGTTTTTTACCCTTTACTGCATCTGCACCAAAGAATGCAGCAACTAATACAGATATCGACACAAAATAGGTAGGTGCAATATCGCTAATTAGTTGAGCAGCTTTATCTTGTCCAAGTATTGTTGTAATAAGAATAATTGCTGGATAAAGTAGCATTCCAAATAATGCAAACCAAGTCATTTTTCTCATAGCATCACGTTGTGCATCTGCATCTTCAAGCTCTCTACGCTTAAATTCTAGATGCATCTCCAATTCTTCGGCTGATATATGGCCATCGCCATTAGTATCAGCATCATCCAAACCCTCGATCGTTTTCGTGTTGGTCATTTTCGTACTCCGTAACAATAGCCTCGGCGATTTCATACGCCTTTCTATATCCATCACGAAGTGAATTGGACCTATGTCCATTTTCAACAAACCATTTGAGGGTATTTATATCAGAACCATCAGGCATATTAAAGCCTCCAGTAATCTCTTCAAAGTCTGATCTTAGTCTAAGTAGTTCGATGAATTGCATTCGGCAATAGCCCTTTCTAGTTCTACAAATAAGTATTCTTCAATATCGTCTTCATTACACTGGAAGCGAATACCAATACCGCCAGCTTCTTTCCATCGTCTAATATTTTCAGGCTTATCATCGATAAGAATATTAGGTGTACGAGTTAGACCATCAATAGCATACTTATGCTTATTACTTGTAAAAATCATATTTTCGATTTTTGGTGGTACCATACTTTGTTTTTCTAACCAACGTCTTTTCCAATATGAAGAGTTGTTAGTATCACCACGTAAAGGCGAAGAACAGATACCCCAATCAATTTTGTTGATAGATGCAAGTTCTTGTACTTTTCTCACAATCTTGTGTGAGTCAGCTTTAAATGTTTTTAGCTGATAGAAGAAATCTGTATCGCGGAGTTCTACAAAAATCCCATCGCGATGTTTAATAGATTTCCAATGATTTACTTCATAGTATGTTTCAATACCATTAAAGAAGTCAGCAATTACACCGTCCATATCAAGATATATAATCATATTATTTACTCCTCATATTAATGAGAATTTCACCCATATCTACGTAATCAAAGATTTGTTCAAGATAGCTAATTCTATCAAGAATATCTGGACCTGGTTGCACTACATCTAATAGTGCACCGTATTCATGCTGAAATGCTTTTAGTTGAAACATTGTCAAAACTTGTGTAAACTTTTTCATAATAATTTTCTCCTCTTTTCTTATTATGGATCTATTATACCATAAAAAAGGGAGATTGTACATGCTAAAAACGCATTAAGATGAAAATAATTTACGCCGCTTAAACTCTTCTATCGTCTTAAATAAAAGGTCTGTGTAGTTGTCGCGATGTTCTTTGAAGACAATAGGGGCATTGTCGTCCACGTCCATAAGAATAACGGTGTTAGTGATTGGGAGGCCGGTCCGCTCTTCGAACATAATCGCATAAGCACTAGCCTGTGCGAAATAGTTAGGAACCATTTCCTTTTTCTTAGGGTACCGAGAGGTCTTAAAGTCGATAATTGAGGGTACACCATCAAATTCAGCTACGCAATCAACACGACCAGCCAACCCAAGATGGCGACTAAAAAGAGCACTCTCGAGGCCAAAGATTTTCCCGATAGATTTATCAAGAATTGGCCTGAGATTTTGAAGGCTTTGCTTAACATGAGGGAGAAATTCTGATGTATCTTCATTTAACAAATATCTTTCTAAAATAGAGTGAACAGATGTGCCACGGCTTGATGCGCGATGGCCAACACGATTAGCTTCTTCTTCCCCTACCCTTTTACGCCATGCAGCAATCTTATCTTCATTGATAATACTCAACACGCTTGTTACACTCGGATATTGATTACCATCTGGTGTATTATATAGTCTTTTTCCATCTTTATTTTCTGTAACTAAATCATCATAACCAAGATCTAAATACTCATGCTCAAATACTCGACTCATTTTATTCCCTATACTTTAATAGTATTTCCTTTGCCTGAACCTTTTTTAATTGTACCTAAAAGATCTCTCCATTCACTTCCAGCTTTAGTAACATTATCTTTTGTACCTCCATAACTGAAGTTTGGAGCAGATAATACTTTTACTAGATCTGGTGTGTTATCTAACATCTCTTGCAATTCTTCATACGAGCATGTTACATCCCACTGAGAATTTGTCTTAAGATCTTTTACGGTATATTGTGGCATTACTTAAATCTTCCAACAGGATTTTTAAATGATTTGGCTCTAATTTCTTCTTGTGTTTCTCTTAATCGAGTTTCTAACCAACCTATAGCAGTACTTATATGTCCTGTATCTTGCGGTTGTAACTGAGATTTTGCATATTCAATTTCTTTATATAGAAAATCAAGTTTATCAATATTATCTTGGGCCATTAACATGCCTCCTTATGTTTGAACCAATCCGGCTTGGATCGAGTTTTTTCCCATGCCATTTTGAATCGATCTTGTTTAGTATGATAGAATGCACGATATGATTTTACTGGATCTTTAAACATACATTCAGGATTTGATTGCATTGCAAGTTTAAACGGTGTCAATGGACCTTGTATAATATTACTAGGCAATGACCATAGAGGAGATTTAAGTAAACTTGACTTATGTATCTTACCAAATCTGTGTGTAAACTCCTCGCACAATGCTTCGAAGTGTGTCCAATGCCACATGTAATTTTCAGAAGATTCCATAGACCAAACAGTGCACGGATGTTTGTAGTGTACAGCTTTGTATAATACTTGATCCATCTCAGGATCTTCAAACAAACGATAGTGTTTTACCATACGTTTACCTGATTTTGATGGTGCAATTTGTATAGTACCATCAAGCATACGATGTGCAGTTGATAACATTTGTGCAGACTCGACCACCATCTTTGGCACATGTTTATCGCATTGCATTTGTGCTGCAACAACTGGATCTTCATCAAGAACAAAGATATTCATAAATTGGATCTCCATTTTTATCAGTTTTTGACGTTTTAATAAGATTATTATACACTGTTTTTGCATCAATGTACATAAGTAATTCAAACTTAATCTTCTCACCCAATTCTAAATGTTTATATGGGCTCCTAGATATATATTTCCATGTAATGAATGTGTTAATTAAACCTTCTTCTATCCACTTTTTTACAGTGTTAGATATGGTTAATTTGCCATATTTGTTATGGTATTTAAAGTCACAATTACCAAAGAATTCATGTTCAGTATCATGATCAAATCCTTCGTACCAAGTATGACCAGATCCAGGAATTTTACCTAAAGAATATTCTACTACCTCAAAACCAAACTGGCTCCGAGCTTCAGAATCAGGTCGTGTGTCTTTCTTTACTTTCTCTTCTAATTTATTGAGAAAGCTTTGATCAACTATCGCTGTATATTTCATAACCAATCCTTTTCAAAGCCCAATGTTTTTCTTTACACTGATCGCATTTCATACACTCTTCTTTAGAAATATCATTTAATTCACAAGAGTTTGTATATTTCAATAGATGCATTATTTTATAGTGCTGCATCCTACGTAACACTTCATCTTTAGTCATATATTCATATGGCATCTTTATCATACCATGCGATTGCACTCGTTTTATTTTCATATGGTCAGGATATTTGGTTGTACCAAAATATAGACTATCGAGTTTCTTTTGTCTAATCACCTTTGCATATTCTATCATATATGTACCATCATTATTATCAGGTATTAATATATGTTCGATTTTTTTATTCATATTTTTTTCTAGTGCTTCAATTACTCGAAACGCATAAAGCTTCGTGTCTTTCCAATCTGCAGTAATAAAGTATAGATCATCATGCTGCAACATTAGTTCATAGGCTAAACACGTAGAATCAATACCTCCTGAAAATGCCAAACCAATCATGATATTTCTTCTAAAGCCCAACTTCTTTCTTTACAGTGAAAGCACCATCCGCATTCGCCTTCTCTACCTTCAGAACAAGATCGTGTCATATTAAAAAGTACATCAAATTCTGGAATTAAAGTTTTTCCTATATACATAACTTCTGGTTTACTAAAACTATAGAAAGGAAATCTACATATAGTATTTTTTTCTACGGTTACTAATTCATCTTTAGTCAGTCTTTTTATTGTAGAGTCTTCTTCCATTACGAGTGTATCACCGAAATATATAACATCAACATCTCTTCTTGCATTTACAATATGACCTAAATACGTAGGAGCTGATCTATACATATCTTCAGATATGAAAATAGAATCTTTTAAATTAAGATATTGTGTTATAGATTTAATTCGATCTTTATTCACTATATGATCGTATTGTGTATAGCATGTAACATCATTATAATGCATAGAAAATAATGCTGCTAAAATGGTGGATTCTACACCACCAGATAATGCTATACCTATTTTATTCAAGGGTACTACCTCTGCTCAACTGATAATATCTATTATACCATATGGGCAGAGGATGTACACCGGTTTATTTTGTTTTAAGTGGGATTTTAAGATAAACTTGGTAGAGGTAAATTACCAGTTTTCATTAATGCTAATTGTTTTATTCGCCATAATCTTTCCATTACTCGTCTCCTACGCCTGTCTTTTTGTTTTCGTATTTTCAGCCAATTTTCGTTAATAAGATATAATCTTATTCTTTTTTCTTTTACCTCTTGTTTTTTAATTTGCTGATGCAGTTTCTTTTGTTTTAAGGGTTTGAGTTGTGGATACATGTTCACCTTGCTTGTTAGGGTTAAAACTATCCGCGAATGAGACCAGGAAATGCCTCCATAACAACGTTCTTTGTGATACCTTTAGGTGTTTCTTTATTAATCATTTTGACTAATAATTCAGCATCTTTAGGATGAATTGATTCAAGCATGCCTAAGAAAACTCTTTCACGTTTGAATTGTGGTAGCTTTTCTGCTTCTTTACTACCTTTAACAAAGTATGTAAACTTTGTATTCTGTCTTGTAAGATTTGAAGGAGGAGTAGCTTCTGGCGATGCTGTATAAGGAACTTCACCTTTAGGTAGCCACCATTGAACAACTGGGTCGATAGTACCTCTGAGTACGTCTTTTAATGCCCACGATTCGTTTTCTTTTAAAATCTTAATCTTATCTGCCTTACTTCTTGCTTTATTCGCTTCTTCAAGGACTTCGTGAATAAACTTCACCATTAAATAAACTCCTGTACGGATTCAATTAGTTGATTACATCTTTTATTTATAAGATACGGTAACACATGGCCTTTATTTTTCCACTGATCTTGAGAAGTAAATTCTTGAATGATATTATTTTTTAGATCTGATGGTGTTTTTGATAGATCAATCAACGTTTCATTACGCTGATAATTGCGATACCAAGATGCAGCATACAATAGTTCACCTTCATTTAGATCTTCGATAATAGCATCTAGCTTTTTCTTAGACAGTGGAGTTTGACGTGAGCCAGTAATAAACACGTCATCACCTGATAGCACATTAGGTACACCATCAGATGCATCACCACGCATAATATGTTCAACCAAGAATGCACGTGGATTTTTCTCTGCTAAACTTTTCTTTTGCACTGGTGAAAACTGTGATACATTCTTGTATTTCTGAAGCTGTACAAAGTCTTTATCGCCTGAAATAATCATAACATCTTCATACGCACCGAACTCTTCGTTTGTATATTCTACTACAGTAGCAATGATGTCGTCTGCTTCGCAGCCATCAATATGCAATACTTTGTAAGGAAAGTTGTCTTTGATTTCTTCGCGCACATTATTCATAATAGTAAATGCAGCTGCCCAATCAAACGTAGATTCTTCTCTACCTTTACGGCGATTTGCTTTGTACTCAGGATAAAATGTTTTACGCCAATTATTTGGTCCGTCACAAGCGAGGACGAGTTCACCATACTTGTCTTTGTATTTTGATCTATACATGCGTAACGTATTAAGAATCATATGACGAATCATATCTTCATCGTTAAGTTTTTGTACAGCGATATTGGCCACGGCAATGGCACTAAAGTCTACTAAAATCATAATATAGTTCCTATGTTTATTGTAGGTCTATTATACCACTATTTTCCGTAAATGTACATATATATTTTTACTTGATATGAAAAAACTTCGGGATACATTTCTGGATCTACTAGTCTGTCTCCGTAGAAATCCTTAAGTCTTTTGGTAAATGTCTCGAATGTATCTTGCATCCTATAAACTCATTATAATATTCGTCGCTAATAAGAACATCATTGTCAAATTGGAATTTAGCCTCAAAATAAGACATCTCACCCTTTGTTCTACATAGCTTTAGGATTTCTCTTTTGTAACTATCTTGCCCTCGTTGTTCAACGAGTAATTGAAGTTCTTTATTAGATCCATAATATTGTTGCCAGTCACTTGGGATTCTGGTTTTAACTCTTCGGTTTCTCTTAGAATTTTTTGGTAGTACCTTAGGCCTCCAAAAGTTCTTTTTACCGATATATTTTTTGTTTGTACCCAATTCTGTGATAACATACACAAATCCTTGGTAGTCATCTGGGGTTTCATTGTATTCTGATTCATTATAGTACCACATACTATTATATATTATTTTCAGATATGTCTTCTATATTAGCTTTACTTCCACAAATTGAGCAATATTCTGGATGCTCACCGTTATTAACCAGTACAATCGTTGTCGATTCGCACTCCTCGCATTCTATCCGGTATTCGTTTTCCACTTTGCTCTAATATCTCCTGTTTACGTTGATCATCACAGTAAAACCACTCTCTAATTTCATTAGAAGAACGACCACAGCCTTCGCAATGGTCGTCTTCTATTTGGCATACCTTTACACAAGGTGATGGAATTCTAGAAATCGATTTCACAAGCCCCGCCTGCGCATGCAGCCGCCCCGATAGTATCAACGTCTGTAAATTTTTGTTCTGTTAGATCTTTCATCCAATCTACAGGTTGCAAGTTCTGTTGGATTTTATTCCACTTATGCAATAAGTACGCATCCTTTAAACAATGCTCTGCTTTTTTAAGATCACGCTTAAAATAATTGTTGGCAAAGTTTTCATAGCGACGGATCCAATCTTGCCTTGCTGAATTCTCTGCAGATTCCAGACTAATATCAAGACCAAAACCTTGAGCAGTTGAGCATGCATCCCATAGATTTGGGAATACTTTGATTGCATCGACAACCAAACCTGAAGCAAAGATAGCTGCAGTACCATAATCCTTTACCATTTCTTTTTCTGTAATAACCGCAGTGTTTGGCGCCTGATTATAGTCTTTATCTCCAGTTGGAGAAAGAAAAGAAATACCAGAGAATGAATAACGGTTATCAAAAACATACTGTTCTACTTCATCCCAGTTATCTACAATAATTGTATTCGATACGTTATGAAGAATACCTTTATCTGCACAAAGATCTTCATTTGTACCCGCAGTAACCCAGTGTTTGTGTGCTTTCTTTACAAGCTCAAGATGTTTTACTCCATGAAGTTCATCTTTAAGATATGATCCTTTCTTTGGAACAATCGGAAACGACACCACAACATCAGTTCCGTTTGCAGACCATACAGATTCTTCAACCATATAAGGATTTGTTTTAATAATAGCCTGAGTAATTTCAGACTCTTTATTCATTTGAACATTTCGGATGTAAAGGCTAGAATGTTCGGCATGAATTCCACTTGCTGTTTGGAGTAATACTGAAGCGTTACCAGATGGTTTAACACAAGTAGTGCGAGCAGCAGCATTAATGCCAATGATTTCTGCGACTTCTTTGTTAATTTTCTTAACAATCTTTGCTCCTTTTTCTAGAACTTTTTCATCAAACAATACTTTTGGATTATTCATCCATCCAGTAATTGATACACCGAGAAGTGCTTCGCGATCAAAAATCTTCTTTGATACAGGACTTAAAAAGTTAAAGTCAGTGTACCCTGCTTGTAGGGTACCGAGGATAGACGCTGCACGGCATGCCTTATAAAAGTCTTCCTCGGTATGGCACATACCACCATTAATCTCTGTCAAGTTACAGCCTTGCCAGCCAGATTCTCCATCGAGTTGAGGGAACATACCAATCTCTACACATGGATTTGTAGTATGCTCTTTCGAAGTGGTAAAATAGAAACCTGGTTCACCAAAAGATTTGACAGAATCCATGATTTTTGCAAACATTTCGGGTGTTGCTTCATCACGGACAATAACTGCGCTGTTGTTTGATCTACCACGCTGTGGATTATCGACAAACCAGTTTCCTGTTTTAGCAGTCATCATCTCATCATCTTCTGGAGAAAATAGACAAATAGTAGCCGAGCGCCGTACACCTCCTGAAAGGACAGCATCTGCAGCATGCATACAAATATCGTATACAGTAATAGGTTTAATATTCAATGGATCTTTTGTATCCATGACCATGCCTTGCAGCATGTATTCGATTTTATCAAGAGACTTGCGCAATCCTTCTGGTCCAGGAGCTTTAAATCCACCTGAGATTTTAGCACCTTTTGGCCGAATATTTGATAAGTCAAAGAAGACACGGCGACTTTCGAACTCAGGATATTTGCCACCTCCCACAAAATAGGAAGATAGCAATACATCAAGAGCAGATGCCCAACCTTCGATTGAGTCTTCTACGATATAGCCTTTAGCTTGTTTTGTCCGCTGTTGAATTTGCGGCAACTTTCCAACGTGGTGTTGTTGTACAGAAAAACCTGCGCCAGCACCACATAGTAAAATATAAAAATATTCACCAAAGAATGCAGGTCGATCAGCGTATGAAGAAGTACAATTATACATCCGCATTTGGTGTTTCATTAATTGATCGCCACCAAATTGTAGAGCGCGCTGTGCACCAAGAACACGTTGTTCTTTATATGCTTGTTTGGCTTCATCAATAAATGGTTGCAGTTTGTTTCCTTGGGATTTATAATTTTCTGTGTGCATAGAGACAACCCGATCGACTGCCTCATCCCAACTTTCGTATGTGCCCGTACCTTCTTGAAATCGAGAGTAACCATCATAAAATTTGGTTTCGGACAAAAACTCTCTTGTGTCTACAAACTGCGTTTGCATACCTAGTACCTCTTCTTTTATTGTTTAATAGATGTAGTATTATATATCATTTTCACTGTTTTGTAAACAGCTAAATCACACTTCGGGAAGAAAATATTTTTCAATCATTTCAATTTGATCATCATATTTTGCAATTTCAGTTAATTCAATTTCGATTGCTTCAATAATATCCGAGTGTTCTCCAATGCCTGCTGGATTGGCAAGATATACTTCTACGTTTGCGATATGTTTATCTACATGACCCTTTGCATGAGTCAGCGCGCTGGTAATTAATAGGTCTCTCATATTTTTCATTATTTTTTCCTTGCTTTATCAATTGCTCTGGAACCAAACCAAAATGAAATGATAGCTGCAAAGATTGCCTTTGTATCTTCATCCCATAATAACTGAATTGCTTCAGAAAATTCGGTTCCTTTTTCAAGTGCTTCCATTAAAAGCGTAATTTCAATAGTAGCGAATAGTCCAAAGAACGCATAGGTAATTACTGGTCGTACAGATCTCTGCAATCCAGATATAAACCCTGTTCCTTTGTTAATACTTATATCATGTTGAATCAGACGATCGTGCTCTTTGTCTGCACCCATCTGTTCGTAGACCTTAATTTCATGGTCGTAGCCTTGAGCTCTTAGCTCGGCCATTGTCTTCATTTTTTCAATTTCATGCTTCTTATCCGCTTTGTCTTTAAACGAATCTGTAATCGCAGGTACTGCAGATGAGGCAAAACCAATTAATGATCCTAATAACGAAAGCATTATAATATTCCTTTTTCTTTGTAATAGTCACGAAATCTTTTGAGTAAAAGGGGTTGACCCTTTTTCTTACGACGGTCGTGTACTCTATTTGTTTTAAACTTTGGACCCATAGCAGTATCAGCAGGATTAGGAATATCAGCAGTTGTAGTCATATCTTCATCGACTTTTGGTTTATCGTGAGTATATCCCATTTTTTTCATTTTAAGATGCTCTGCCTCTTTTTCAGCTTTATAACCTTTTCCAGTTTTTGGGTCATACATCATATGTGGCTTAAATTTTTTATCCATTGCCTTTTCCTATTGTGAACTAAATCCAGTGGGGATTGTGTAGGTTTCTTCGCCATTTTTTCTTACAGTAATATTTTGTTGACCGTTACTAGACGAACCATTACCTGTACTAAGATAGAATGGATCACCAGCATTACCATTCAGTGTAGCTCCGCCTGTACCTGCTGCTGGGTCGCCAATCCATGTACCATTTTTTCCGAACCAAATCTTTCTAGTAGTTGTATCCCATGCTAACATAATTCTAGTTCCTGCTGCATTCATAGCACCAAGATTACTGCCATAAGCAACACCATATCCGTTACCATTATTAAAATATCTTGAGTGTTGTTTAGTCGCTGTATTATAACCTTGATTTGTTTGATCAGTTGTAAAGCCAATCATTGCACCAATCTGACAACCAGCTAAAACTTCAAGTTCCATATATTTCTTACCAAAGGCTAATGCATTACTTATAACATTACCACTACTAGCTGTAAGAGAGTTATGGTCATGTGTCCATCCATCAACGCTTTGGCCGCCTTCACTTAAACCAGTAATTGAACGCTTAGTAGAGTTAACAGCATCAGAGAATACTACAGGTACAGTGAATGCTAATGTTATTGTTGTTGAGGTAGATATGACATGAGTACCATCAGTTGCTTTTACTCTAAATATAAATGAACCTTCATGTGAATCATTAGCTGATGGCAAAAGACTAATACGAGGTCGAGTAGGATGTGTAGAACTGTCGATTAGGCCTTTACCGCCTGATCCGCTATCATCACCATATGCGCTATCTAATTGCAAAGGATATGATGGTACCATCTCATAAGAATATTCTATAGGAAATCCTTCAAAATCTTCTGCAGCAGAAAAAGTTAGGGTAGTTATTGCACTGTCAGTAACACCAAGATCTCTTCGAGTTGGACCTTTTAGTTCGATTGCACTCGCTAAATCAGAGTCCCACGTAATAGTTTCATTTGAGCCAGAATAAACTCTGTCCCATTCTGTACCATCCCAATTAAACATGGCTTTTTTATCTGTAGTAAATGCTAAATCACCAGCAGTATTACCAGAAGTTGGCAGCGCCGCAGAATTTGCATAGATAGTAACTCCTCCACCGGTATCAGAAGCACCAGAAGAAGCACCTAAATTTCCTGCAATTGTGCGAGACTTACTCATTTAATATCCTATACGTACGGTGAATCACCAAGTGTTGCAGTATCCCATGCAGCTTTAAGCTCAGCAATTGTTGTAGCATCTGTAATTGCAGCTGCGGCAGGTGCATTACGTAGAGCAGTTTTCTTTGTCGCAGATGCAGCTTTTGCAGTATCATCATCGTCCTCGATAGCGCGCATATACTTTACATCTTCTGATTCTAAAAGAGGTTTACGAACCTCACGGATTTTATCTTTAAATAATACTTTTGCAGCATCGAGATCTTCACTGATAACATCACCAGATAAAGACCAAGCACCACGAAAAAGACGATCAGCTGGCACTGTTACTGCACTTGCATCAGCCTGATTACCATCTTTGTCAACGATATAAGTAGTTGGCATTTTATTTTCTCCTAAGCAGCTTCTCTGCTATTTATATCAGGATCTATCTTCCAAGCGTTTCGCCACTCTCTTGTTTGTGGTAGTTGCTCTTTTGTACAGATGACCATCTTTGGTTTATTACCTTCATTCCATGTACGCCAAATATGGTTAGGAATGTCTTTCATAATTAAATATTCAATCGCTTCTTCTTCACTCATAGGAGGCATTGGTTCTGTATCATGTAACAGATAGCCACGAGTGTGCTTTTTAAATCCTGCCATTGATTCATCTTTTGCGAGCTCATGATATACCCATACTGGTGGAAGAATACCACCATTCATTGCACACGCCATCCAATTTGGATCAGGTATAAGAACCTTCGCGGGTTCATCAACGCTATCTTCAAAGACAACACGATAGTCTGATTGGTATGGCTCAAGATTATCTTTTGCCCAACATAGTCTGTCAAATAGTTTTAGTTCTTTCAATTTTATCTTCCCCATAAAGCTAATTCACCAATAACACCATATCCATTTGTCGGTGTTGCTAGATTCCATCTATAGTACGTGAAGTATGTACCATTCGTAAATTCAAATTGGGCTCCGTGAGATGTAACATCAGTACCATCCGTGTATGCCGCATATATATCAGCAGTTGTGCCAGGTTTAGAAGGTCTGCTAAACTCTACACCTTCTGTTGCAGAATGCAGTGTAGTCCAATTTGAATTATCGTTTGAACCTTGTAAATTCCATGACCTAAATCTCATACCATTATTTGTAGAGTTGCTAGATGACGCTCTTTCAAACACTTGATATTTGCTAATTTTAACAGGGACTGGGAATTCAAATTGAACATAACCAGTAGCATGGTTTGCTCCATGCATCTGACCTGATGAACTATTATCAAAAAGACCAGAACCATTAGTACTACCATTTAACAGAGAAAGAGATTTTGTAAATGTAATATCACTATATTCATATAATGCATTTGTTCCATAGCCAATCAATAGCTGAGGAGCCGTTAATCCACTATAGTTTACAGTTGACTGTTTACTTAAGATATTAACTCCATCACTTGCTTTAAATGTATATGTAAATGATCCACCATTTGAATCTTGAAGATTGCCTGCAGCCACCGCAGACCAAACATCGGTGCTTGATTTTGGTGTAAATGTAAATGAACTTGAATCTTGAGTAATCGTCACAAGATATTGTGCAGAATCGGCAGCAACACCTGAATATATGATAGGCAAACCCTCTGAATCTTGTGCTACAGCACTAACCACTAATGGAGTTGCACTATCAACGATATTAAGAGGATTAGCTGGTTCAGTAGTCCAAGTCGGAGTATTGTTAACAATTGTGGCAGAATACCATCCACTGCCATTATGGATATACAAACGGTCAGTTGAGTTTATAAATGCCATACTTCCTTCTGTAACACCAGATAAAGGAAGATTGCCAATAGAATCATGCACAGTAAGTCCGGGTGGAACATTGTCTAGGCTTGCGCTTTTCACATCACCAGTACTAGTAATTAGGTTTGCAAGCAATCGAGTTTTACTAGTCATTATGCGAGGTCTCCTAAACAGGAGTGTGTATTATTAGCTGTATCAGTATATGTACCAGAAGAAGTAAGAGTAGCATGCCGCAACGAACTAGTTGCTGCTTCGAAGCTCCAAGTTTGTGCAATTGCAGTTGTTGAAGCGTTGCTAAAAGAGGATCCTCGTGGTGCTGACATATTATCGGTACTGTTAAAACTATTTGTAAAATTACCAATATAATCACCATTTCCATTATCGGCGACTGTACTAGTATTAAGACTGCCTCTTATTGCAACAGTTCCTGTACCATCTACATGCACCCAATATTTAATACTACCATTCACAACAAACTGTGTATCGACAGTGCCTTCTGAACTGTGTTGAATCTGATCTGCTATTATTTTACCGTATGCCATATTAACCTACCAAAAATCCTGAGAAAGAAACACCTCTGTCATTCAAAGTTATATTTGTATCACTTTCACTTCTAATCGTATGTTCTATTTCAACACCTGCTGTAAGTGAAGCTAAAAAACTGTTCTGAGAGTGATGAAAGTCAGTTGGAGGCGCGCCATTAATTGCATAACTCTGTGCATACAAATTATCAGCTTCTAATGTTCCCTGACCATTACCACTGTAATTAACAACTCTTATACCTCCTATAATATAATTATTTGCGGAAATACTTTGTACTCTAAGTGAAAAATTTAATTGATACAAACCAGTAACTGGCACTATGAATTTATTATTGGCCAAATCATAATCACCACCTCTATCAAAAATTTCTATTCCATTAGAATTATAATCTACAGCTACAGCGGCCGATGCAGCATTCAAACTTGTTATCTCAGAAGTTAGTCTAACAGAAAATGCACACATATTAGGTCTAAGAATTTGACCACCTGAACTTTGTATTCTTGCTGCGGTCATGCGAGGTCTCCAAACCAAATAATACATGCCATATCTTGATCAAAAAAGTTTTTGTTTCCGTCATTTGTAAACAATGTTCTAGTTCTATGTGAACTTGTTGCCCAAATATAACCTTTTATAGTATAAGCTGTAGCATCATTATAATCATTATCATCAACACCAAATGAATACATGTATCTAGCATCTAGCCAAGATGAAGTAAAATTAGCAGTAAAATCTCCATCACCATTATCTGTCGATGAACTTAAATTAAAACTTTTATGCATGGTCGCAAGATCTTGATCGTGATGTTGATATGCCTTCGCACTACCATTCGTCAAAAAAGTAGAGGCGACCGTATTTCCGTCGGTATCTTGTATAGTTCCTACTGTAATTTTTCCTGTCATCCTATTAACCTCACGTACGCTCCACCTACAGTGGTATTAGTAGCATCTCCATAAAGCCGTAAGCTAGCGGTATGAGAGATAAATTTAACTGTAGAATTAGCATTTAACTGATGTAAGCCTGTACCACCAATTGCTGACCAAGTTTCGCCTGTTGCTGCTTGGGCGTAACCAATTCGATTTATATCAGTACCATCAATGTTTAACAAAATTCCACCAGTAGTACCAGATATAAGCGAAATATGGATCTCATATAGTCCTGCAACTGGAACAGTCATTACACCGCTTGATTCAGTAATACCTCTACTAGCGTTTACCCGCCAACCAGTAATAGTAACCCCTACATTATAAGTAGTGTCAGTGTTTCGAAACAATTGGATAAATGGTAAGTTTGGATATGTGAGGTGACCTCCTAAATTTTTTATAGTACTCATGCGAGGTCTCCGTTTGTATGCATCATTACGTCATCAGGGTTTTGAGCACTGTTATCTGTATTATGCATGGTTCGAACTTGAGTTGCACTAGTTAATTTATTAGATGCTAAATATTCGCAAAAAACACATTGGCCATGGCCAGATCCTTGAACACATCCACTATACGCATAATCATCATTGCTCATATTACTAGTAAAGGCAACTGTTGTATATGCAGATGCTTCATCAGTTAGACTGCTTTGATTAAAACTACCAGCAACTGTCAATGTACCACTTTGATTCCAACTGGTCCAATGTTTTGCTGCAGACTGCTGTGTCAGCGTGACTGGGCCACCCGATGATGTTTCTACTTTATTTGTATGTAGCGTACTCATGCTATCACCAATGTTGCACTATCGTTAATTGTTACAGTTACACCACTATCAATAAAAATTGGACCAGCAACCAATCCGTTCTTAGCAGAGTCAAGTGTATAGTTTGTAGATATTGTATGACTATGTTCTCTTACAATACCATCAATACCCACAAGAGTTAAGGTACCAGCAGAATCTACTCCTCCTCCTCCGCCTCCGCCCCCGCCGGAAGCAGTAACAACTTCAGCATCAAGAGCTGCTGGTTTGCCAGTTACTGTAAAGTTTCCTGCAACTAATCTTGCTTTTGATTGAGCCATCTACCTATAAATCTCGTTACTAGTGATATAAATTTTTTGATTAGTCTTTACGTGAATTGCCTCATAAACTGGAATTCCAAATACTTCTCCAACAGGGTGACAATCATTATTGACCCGTACTTGATCTTTTTTCCATACAATATCATCACATGTCTTATTTACTAATTTATTTTCATGTATACGATATACGCCTGGTGCTAAAGATCCATCATCCATCATGAACCAGTCATTACTTTCTAAGACAAATTCGAGTCTATCAATGCCAAGTTTTTTTGTTATGCTATTAATATTTTCATCTGTTAGTTTATATTGTTCTTTAATAAGGTATAAAGCAGATGCAAAACTGCCGAGCTTGCTACCACCACCAGGAATATTTGCAACCAATCTCTTAATATTTGCACATAATCGTATAAAAGGTGTATAAGCATCTTTCTTTTCAGAGCTGTCGAGTTTGGTGTTTCTATCTCTTTTGCCTTGTTCATCAATAATACCGAGTTTATACGCATCCCACTCCTTCCAGTCCATAACTAGCATTTTAATAAATCTAAAGGTATACGTTAGATCCGCAGCTTTTTTTATAATTCCCATCATATCTTCCTTAAAAATTCTACTACAGCTTCATCCATTTCTATTCCAGTTATCTCATCATTTTTGATATAACTTAAATAAATTAAAAATGGTTTTACTATAGGCCAATGCTTTTCATCTAATTTTACCTTTAACATATTTAAGGCTGGTTCGATACCAAAAACGTTGAATATAACTATGATATGATTTAGTATTAATCTATCAGCTAAAATCTCCGTTTCTAAATATCTATTAACCAGCCTTTTAATATATTTAAATCTTTTTAAATCTTCATAAAACTCCTCGATATCTGAAAAGTTCGGATTATAATAGTGTTTAGCCGCGTATAGCGGTAGATTTTTATCATTTAATAATATCATAGCAAAGGTATTTATCTAACCTAATAGCGTTCTAACCTCTTCAACTAAATCCTCTTTAGTTTTTCTTCGATCTAATTCAACACCGTGTTCACGGGCTAAAAGTTCTAGTTCAAGTTTAGTCATATCATTTAGATCGTTGAAATCTACAACCTCTTCAGATTCAGCATCCATCAATTCTACAATTGCTTCTTCTTCGTTAACAGGAGCTTCACGCAAAGTTTGTGCCCGTTCAACTCGTGGTCTACGATCAGCCGCAGATGCATACTTACCTACACCATAGAACTCATCAATTGCTGGTTGTGAAAGCTTTTGTGCCTTTAACAATTCTTTAGTCCTTGGATCTCTCCATCCTTGCGGTGTTGGAATTGCATTTTTAGCATAATTTGGTGGCTTGATTGCCATATCATATTCTCCTATATCTTATGATGTTGTAGATCGCCTTTTTCCATATCGGGATCATAATGTTTCTTCAAAAATTTATGCATATGATCGTTATCTTTATGACCTAAATGCACAACTGGATGCCCACCACCCGGTCCTTTTGGATCGTGAATCTTTGCTTTGATACCAGCTTTCTTAGCATGGGCCATAAACTTTTTTACAGTATGCTTACCATCCTCGGCGTAATCAAGTTCATGCGTATAGCTTTCGTCAATATCTTCTTCGACTTTTTCAGCATACATTGAAGCATATGCATTTTTTAATGCAGACATACTATCATATGTTTCAGCTTTCATAGCAGTAGGATCTTTAAACTGTGTTCCGCCAGGAACAATCTTCGTATCACCTTGCGCATTATCTTTATTGCGCTTGGCCGCAGTTTTGACATTTGATGTCATCTTCTTAAAGTTTTCTTTATCAATCTCTGGCTCATTCAGATGTGCATCAGGACCTTTGGCAATTTCTGCATCAGCATCTGCCATCATATCTTCAGCACCCTTGCCCTTACGATTGTCTTTCATCTTTTCAGCTTTATCTTCATTAGGAGTATGCTTCTTGCGATCTTCCTTTTCAGATAGCACAGCCAAGAGAGATTCACGAATCTTCGAAACACCTTCTTTTTTAGCTGTATCCATTTTTGGATTCATTTCAACATCACCTTCTTTTCCACCATTCTTGGCTTCTTTTTTCTTTTTAGTAGGAACAGGCTTCGCACCCATTTCTTTATCCTGCTTTTTAATTTCCATATCTTTATAATAGCCTTCCTTCTGGTCGGCAATTGCGTTTGCTGTATCTTTCTTCATAGTTACTGGATGTTTTTTACCAGCAAAATTGAAATGAGATTTACCAGCTTTTGCTGCAGCAGCAGCCGCACCATGGAATGCAGTACGTTCTTGTTGCGGAATATCTTCTGGAATTACATATTGTGTACCTTCATATGTCGATTCCATCCAATTTTTTCCATTTGGATTTTTTGAATCATACATGCATGTTCCTTCTGTTGGCATGCCAAATTTGTCACCACACTTTTTGCAAACCATACCTTTGCAATCTGCTGCAGTTCTTTCTTGGACCTGTTGCTGAGTGGCCCTATACTCACTAAATGGGTTCTTACCGAACATTTTTTTCTCCTATATGAATTGAGCCACATACGCTCCGACAGCTGCAATCAGAGCAGCATATACTAGTTTATTTATAAGACAGACAGTTCTATGATTATCATCTACTTTCTTTTCAATATCATCTAATTTTGCAGAAAGTTTATTAACTCTTTCATGATTATTCTCTTGATTCTTTGCCATTGATGCAAGCTTCTCCTCTGCGCGCGCCAATGCGATCATAGCATCAGCTAACCTGTCGAGTTTTTCCTCGATTCTATGTAATCTTTGATCTGTTGTGTCAGCCATAAAAACTTCCTAAAACGGTTTTAATTCATTTTTTTTAACACTTACAAATTCTAGTACACGATCATCTTCGTCTACTTTCACCGTAAGTTTCTTACACGCCAATCTCATAGTACCTTTATATTCTGTCTTTCCTGGAGTTCTTACATTGCGAGAGATTGTTCGCTTTGCACCAAGGCATTCACTTAG